ACGCGGCAATAGCTCAATTGGTAGAGCACCTGCCTTCCAAGCAGGATGTTGTCGGTTCGAGACCGATTTGCCGCTCCACACAACACAAGGTATTTATGAAAACAGTAGGCGATAAATTAAAACCATTTCTAGTAACTGGCATCAACCCAGGCAGTGACCAGTTTTTTGATATTACTGAAACCAGCTTTCCAGGCAAGTGGAAAGTCTTAGTATACTACCCCAAAGATTTTACATTTGTATGTCCCACTGAGATTGTGGCATATGATAAATTGTTTCAGGACTTCCAAGACCGTGATGCCGTTCTATTAACAGGCAGCACTGACAATGAATTCTGCAAACTTGCTTGGCAACGTAGTCACGAGGATTTGGCTAAGATCAAGCACATTCAATTTGCTGATACACAACGTCGTGGTAATGAGTGGATGGACGATGATTTTGGCATTGGCTATAAAAACCTTAGCCTAATTGAACAGCTGGGCGTATTTTATGTACCAGCAGGTGCAGCACTACGTGCAACATTTATCGTCGACCCAGACAATGTTATTCAGCATGTTACAGTGAATAACCTAAACGTAGGTAGATCGCCAGAAGAAACATTACGTGTGTTAGACGCACTACAAACTGGTGAACTTTGTGCCTGCAACCGTACAGTAGGCGGAGCAACACTGTGACGCACTGGGTAGACAAAGTCAAGCAAGCCGTACCAGACTATGCTAAAGATGCAAAACTAAATTTAGATAACGTAATTAAGCGTAGCTCATTAGGTGAAGATGCTGAATATATTGCACTAGCAGCTGCATTTGCCACAGGTAATCATAAATTGTGGACATGGCTAGAAACTGAAATGACTGATAGTCAAGAAGCTTATGCTGTTATTACTGCAGCTAGTCTAATGGCACAAAATAATACGTGGTATCCATATGTAGAAATGGCTGGTGACGAGCAACTTAGTGGGCTGCCAGCACAACTACGTATGAACGCTATTAACACACATGGTTTCACTACTAAAGCTAAATTTGAGGCCTACAGTTTAGCTGCCTCAATTGTAGGCAAGTGTCATTTTTGTGTAAAAGCACATTACGATACACTTAAAAAAGAAGGCTATACAGTAGAACAACTACGTGATATTGGCCGTATTGCTAGCGTTATAACAGCAATTAGTCGTGTATTAGTAAATTAATACGCTCGGTTAGCTCAGTGGTAGAGCGTCACGTTTACACCGTGAGGGTCGGCAGTTCGAAACTGTCACCGAGTACCAACAAGAGTTAGATAATGCAAAAACAAATTATAGATTTTTTCCCCTACTTTGACCAAACAGGAAAAGAACTACTACAATTAAGAATTAATGTACTAAAAGATTATGTAGATAAATTTATTATTTGCGAATCTAATAAAACTCATAGTGGCCTACCTTGCGAGTATATGTTAGATCAGCGGATTAGTGAATTAGGTCTACCACGCGATAAAATTGAAATTATACAATTAACTATTCCTGAAGATAATAATCTTCCAGTAGAATTAATTGATGTTTTTAATTGTTATGAAAATAACAAAAATCATGATTCTATACGTGCTAGAACCAGAGAGCGACTACAAAAAGACAGTCTACTACAATCAATTGATAAGTACAGCGATAATACACTGTTTTTAGTTAGTGACAGTGATGAAATTATCAATCCAGCTTACTTAGATTGGTTGGCTAATACTGTGCTTGCACATCCTAATAACATAATTAAAGTTCCACTAGTGCACCTAGAAGGAAAGGCAAATCTTAGAGTATTTAAGATAGATGGTAGTCCCAAACATTGGGATGGTGGCATGTTTATGTGTACAAAACAACATTTACAGCGTGCTACTCCTACACAAATTAGATCTAATGTAGACAACCCATTTACTATTAGCTATTTACACCAAGATGGTATTCGTGTAGAAGATATGGGCTGGCATTTTAGTTGGATGGGTGGCCCAGAAAAACGTGCAGTAAAACGCCGTTCGTTTACGCACTATAATGATACATTTAGTTTTATTAAGGGCAATAGCTATAATGGTAACGAAATGGCTAAGCTTCACCATGAGGAGCCAATGGCAGGAAGAATTTCGCCAAGTGGTGAAGTAGATACCGTTCTAGTAGAATACTCGCAGGATTTACTGCCAAAACAGTTATTTGAACACACTAATATTCGTGATTATTTGTTACCACAATATGCAAATAATGGCAGAAATCTACTAGATAATGAATATTTAGCTGCTTGCAATATGCAAACAGATATAAATCAACATCTGCCAATATTAAAACAATTAGCTATAGATTGTGCTAGTGTTACTGAAATGGGTACTCGCGACGGGCAGAGTACTAGAGCATTTTTAAGTGCAAATGTTAAACTACGTGCTTATGATCTTGAACTAGACGAGAAAGTACTAGCACTATTTCACTATGCTAGTAGTTTAGGAAAGGATGTTAGTTACGAACAAGCAGACGTACTAAAATTAGATATTGAGCCAGTTGACTTACTATTCATTGATACTTGGCATACATACGATCAATTAAGTCAGGAATTAAAATTGCATGGAAATAAAGCACAAAAATATTTAGCATTTCATGATACACATACCTATGGCGTTAGTGGAGAAGGTGGTGGTGGGCAAGGGCTACTACCAGCTATTATAGAATTTTTAATTGCTAATCCGCATTGGCGCTTTAAAATACACAGAACAGTTAATAATGGACTAACAGTTCTGGAAAGAATTGATAATGACTAGCATACCAGTAATTGGTACTGCTATAGTAAATGGCGTACACTGGTTACAACGACTAATTGCTAGCATAGATTATCCAGTAGATAACTTTGTTGTGTTTAATAATAATGGCCGCGGACAAATTACAAAAGAGCTAGATAATTTACAGCTAAACAGCAACCATATAAAAAATCTACACATCTGTCACCTGCCAACTAATATTGGTTGTCCTGCTGCTTGGAACCTAATTATTAAAAGCTATATGATGAGTCCTTATTGGATTATTGTAAATCATGATGTAGCTTTTACTAGTGGCTTTTTAGAAGATATGTGTTTTCATGCCAACAATCCAGACATAGGCATGGTACATGGTGCTAGTGGGGAGTTTGGTGTTGGTACCTGGGATATATTTTTAATAAAAGACTGGGTAGTACAAAAGTATGGATTATTTGATGAAAACCTATATCCAGCCTACTGTGAAGATTGGGACTACTTATTACGCTTTATTAGTGAACCAATTAGCAAAGCGTTTATAACAAAACCCTACTATCATGGCGAAACCCTAGAGTATGCTAAAAGCGGTAGTCAAACTTGGCGAGAAGATACCTCCTTAAAAGCTAAACTAGATTATGCTAGACAGGTAAATGAAGGATATTACTTAACTAACAAGTGGGGAGATAATTGGTGGCAATTTACACCCAGTAATCGCTATCCATACAATAACCCACAAAATGATCCTGGATATAATAAATATGACTTAAATCTTATTAGGCATAAATATATAGGATTTTAGCCCCCTTAGCTCATGCATGGTTAGAGCAGCGGACTCATAATCCGTTGGTGCGCGGTTCGACTCCGTGAGGGGGCACCAAATACTAAACCCAGCTTAGGCTGGGTTTTTTGTTCTAAAAAAATTATATTGACTTATCACTCGTATTTTGCTATAATATTTATTCGATATTCAAGGAAAGGATTATGAAACAAGATAGACAATATGTTGTAGCTTTTCAACATCCGCAGGATGCGGGCATTGATCTAGAAATCGTCTTTGGTACTGATCCACTAGATGCAATGCTAAACTTCTTAGACTATGACCATGTACCTGACGGAATTGACAGTGCTGTTGATCTCCAAGATTGGTTGTGGGACACTGAGGAATCATTAATTAATTGTATTGAGGTATAAATGGCCAAAGGCAAAACTAGTAGTAAGAGTGACCAGAACTACTGGACTAGGTATAAAAGCAATAAAATCTGGGAAACAAATCGCAAACGTAAATTAGCAAAACATCTTAAAAATCACCCAAACGATCAAGTAGCACAAAAAGCCACACAATCTATTAAATATCGTCGCGCAACGCCCAAAGACCCACAGTGGACACCAGGCAATATTAAAATTGCCAAACTGTTTAAGCAATTTGCAGGATTTGTTAATCGTGATATGTTTAACAGTAATCATAAAATTCAACTAGAAGCGCTGGCAGGATACAATAAGCCAAAAGTAGGTATAAAAGTTGCACAACTTAGCAAGGTTGACTTTTCAATTGGTGCGCGAGCGCACGATAGGTACGGTCGCCAAGTATGGATGCCCTAACACTATATCTTGTATTTGCAGTAACTACAGGTATATGTTGTTGGTTATTCTTTTACATACCCATAGTCCATGAAGCTAGGCGTTTAAATATAGATAATACGTTTACTCGTAGCCCTATAATTAGTAGTTTAACTTATATAGCTTTATCTATATTAATAGCACCTAGCATATTTATACCAATATTCAGCGAAGAAAAAGGCAAGCTGTTTAAAGAAGCGTTAAGGTCGGAAATATTAAAACAAGACTAAAATTTTCTATTTGAAAGTGTTTGTTAAACACTGTATAATATTATTTCTGTTGATGATGAAAGGCTATCAATGAAACTCCTAGAATTTACTTATACTAAATCAGGTGGTGATATTAGTAAACGTGCCGTTATTGAGCTAGTAACACCTACTCAGTTTGTCGAGGGTTGGGATATTACAAATCTCGATGAAAGCGAGTTTGCTAAATTTACTCAAGTTATGGGTGACCTACGTCGTCGACAACATGAGGAAACTATGCAACTATTACAGGATTTTGATCTCAAGCATAACTACAGGCGTTTTAAGCCTGAAGGTATGACTGATGTTCAAGTAGAGTATGTCTAAATTTAGAATATGGGACAGTATTCAAATTCATGAAACAGTAAAGTATGGTATAGAGTTAAGAACTAAACTAGAGCAACTGTGTTTTGAAAACGGCAAAAGCCTAGATGAGTTGCCAGAAAGTTTAATTCCAAGCTCACTACTATATATGTTAGTTGCCAGTAATGAAGCAATGTATCATAAGCTATTAGAACGCGATTTAATAGAAACACTTAACCCCAAACAAAACCCAAATATACACTAAAGGATAATTACAACTATGGCAACCCAAAGCGCATGGACAGATGAACTCAAAGCTAAAGTTATTGAAATGTATGAGCAGGCAGGCCCAACTCCTGAAAGTTCAACTGAAATCATCAAAGATATTGCAGAGGAAATTGAAATGTCACCAAACGGCGTACGTATGGTGCTTGTTCAAGCTGGAGTATATGTTAAGAAAGACTCCAGTGCCGGTTCAGCTAAGACAACTAAAACTTCGTCAGGCGAAGGTACTAAACGCGTGTCAAAAGAAGATTCGATTGCAGCACTCAAAGCCGCGATTGAGGCTAAGGGAGGTCCTATTGATGACGACATCCTTGGCAAACTTACCGGCAAAGCCGCAGTTTACTTTGCTAGTGTCTTAAAAGCAGCATAATTGTGGCGGCCTAGTGCCGCCTTTTACTTCTGGAGAATCTAGTGGCAAGAAAACGCAGGACTGAGCTTGAAGAAGAAAAGATGACAGACAGCAATCTTAGTCGTGTAATTAGATTGCTAGAACCTGAAGAAGGTAAAAAACCAATTACTAAAAAAGATGCATGTCAGATGCTTGGCATGACATATAATACTACTAGACTTGCTACAATATTAGAGCAGTTTAAGGAACGTCAACGTAGAACTGCGGAACAACGTGCTAAACTACGTGGCAAGGCTGTTACTAAGGATGAGAAGATATTTATTATTCAAGAATATCTTAGTGGTGCTACTATTGATGCAATTACTAAAAGCACATATCGTGGCGTAACTATCATCAAACAAGTATTAGATGAGTATAGTGTTCCGCTACGAGTGCCTGGACAAACTTACTTTAATCCGCAGCTTATACCAGATGGAGCTGCTCGTGATAAGTTTGCTGTTGGAGAAACAGTGTGGAGTGCCAGATATTTATCGCTGGCAAAAATATACAGTGAAAAACTGTCGGAGAAACATGGATGGATTTATCATATGTGGTTAATGGACGAAAAGCAAAAACAGTATTGTTGGCAGCCTGCTTACGAATTAGCCAGTTTAGAACAAATCCGAGAACTTGGAGTACAGGTATGAGTAATACCTTTAAAGAAGGCGCAATTGGAGTAATAATTTTTGTAGTAGCTTTTGTATTAATAATTGGCGCACCTATGGCAGGTAGTTACGCACAAAAACAAAGTTGCATTGAGCTAGGTATGAAGGAGCGTTATAGCGCTACTGATATTATGCTAATTTGTGGTAAGTAAATATGCAACAAAATTTTGTAAAGTTAGTGCTAGATAATGGCGGCAGTATTCAGCCATTATTCCTAGATTTTAAGTATACTAATGGAACAGGAATTTTTAATCCGTCCGTATATTATGATAAGATGCTAGACAAGTTGCTAGTAAATATTAGACATTGTCAGTATACACTATATCACGCTGAAAAGTGTAAGTTTGATTCACAGTGGGGTCCTCTATCATATTTAAATCCTGAAAATGATATGACCCTAACAACTACTAATTATTTAAGCGAATTAGATCGCAATACGCTACAAACACAAAAAGTATTAAAAATAGATACTAGTAAACTAGATGTAAAACCTATATGGGAATTTGTAGGTTTAGAAGATGTTAGATTAGTTAGATGGAACAATACTCTTTATGCTACTGGTGTTCGCAGAGATACTACTCCACATGGTCAGGGCCGTATGGAGTTATCTGGCATAGAAGTAACTAATGACAGTGCAAAAGAGTTTTCAAGATTTAGAATTGCATCTACAGGTGATGATAATAGTTATTGTGAAAAGAACTGGATGCCCATCGAGGAGATGCCATTTCACTATATGAAGTGGTGTAACCCATCAGAAATTGTTAAAGTAGATTTAGAAACTAATAAAACTAAAAGTACTTTTATGGGTACTTATACATATTTTTACAAAGACTTTCGTGGTGGTTCACAAGTAATTAGATTAAATGACCGCTACAGTTTTGCTTGTGTACACACTGTAAATTTATTTCGTTCAGAAATTGGTGCAAAAAATGCTGTATATAGACATTGTTTTATATTCTGGGACAATGATTGGAATGTACACAAGTGGACGCCTGAATTTAGTTTTTTAAATGCTGATATAGAATTTTGTACTGGTATGACTAAGTTGGACAATAATTTTATATTAACGTTTGGATTTCAGGATAATTGTTCGTTTGTACTAAAAGTACCTGCCAAACTTATGGAAGATATATGCACGACATAACTACACTGCTACAAATATATGCTGCAGATACAGAAAACAGTGTAAATAATATGCAAATTGCAGACTACTACTTTAATAGTGGGCAGTTTGCAGGTGCATTATCTTTTTACTTACGCGCAGCAGAACGAACAGAAATACTTGATGTACAATACTATTGTTTGTTAAAAGCAGGACGCTGCCTAGAAGTTCCTGGTAATAGACGTCATACTGTTCGAACACTTTTTAGTCATGCTATTAATATATGTCCTTACAGGCCAGAAGCCTACTACTTTATGGCTAGAAATCATGAGTGGAGCCAAGAATGGATTCCTAGCTATACCTATGCTAATTTAGGTTTAGTACTAACTACTGGTGATAAAGACCCACACCACATTAATTTAACAGAATATCCTGGACGTCATGGACTGTTATTCCAAAAAGCTATAGCTGCTTGGTGGTGGGGTAAATGTAGCGAAGCCAGAGAACTACATAAAGAACTTGTAAGCAAGTACTTTAATGTTTTAGATCAAGGTTACTTAACAGCAATTGGCAACAACTTAAATATTATTTATAAGAGATAGCCGTGGACAGTAATATACTCTACGAAAGATTAATAGAGGAAAACCTAGAAAAAGGTTTTCAGGTACGTTTAGTTATAAACGATTTTAGAGATGTTACTTATATACAGTTACGCAAATATTTTCTTACTTATGAAGGAGATTGGCAAGCATCTAGAGAAGGAATAAGTATACCGGCTAGTATAGAAAATATACATAGCTTACTCTATGGATTACTAGATATTTGTGCCAAGGCTGAAGGCGAAGAAGTGATTAAGTTCTTCTACGACGAGATTGTAAAAAAATAACTTGAATCAAAGACCCTAAACTGCTATAATATTATTTATGAATAAATTACATAAACTATTAGACAAAGCAAGTGAGGCCTACTATCAAGGTACGCCCACTATTCCAGACTTCATGTTTGACATGCTAGCAGAGGGTTGCGGCTATAACAAAGTTGGTGCAGCAGTACACGGCAAAAAAGCCAAGCACAAGTATCCTATGTACAGCTTGCAAAAGTTCTATGAAGATGAAGGCAAAAGTGATCCACTAGCAGGCCTAGACATTACTACTAGTATTAAGTTAGATGGTGCGGCTATTAGCCTGCTGTACGTAGACGGTGTACTAGTGCAGGCACTTACTCGTGGTGATGGTATCGAGGGTCAAGTTATTACAGACAAGATGTATGAACACGGTGGTCTAGTACCACTGCGTATTAATCTTGGTAATGTAACTGTACAAATCACTGGTGAGATTGTAGCTCCACTGCATGTAGAAAATAGCCGCAACTATGCAGCAGGCAGCTTAAATCTTAAAGATTTGCAGGAGTTCAAAACTAGAGCTATTGAATTCTTTGCCTATCAAATAACACCAAACCTAGATCCAACTTGGTCTGGTGATATGCGTGTGCTTAAACAACTAGGCTTTAATACTGTACTAGAACCTGAACTTGCCAAGATTTATCCCAGTGATGGTATTGTTGTTAGACTAAACAATAACCATCAATTTGAGCAGATGGGTTATACTAGCAAACATCCGCGTGGTGCTTATGCTCGCAAAGAGCGTGCACAGCATGTAGAAACTAAACTGCTAGCAGTAGAGTGGCAAGTAGGCAAAAGTGGTAAAGTTACCCCAGTGGCCATCTTAGAACCAGTTAAAATTGGAGATGCACTGGTCAGCAGAGCTACACTAAATAATCCAGGTTTTATTGAAGCCCTTGACCTTAGAATAGGCGACACAGTAGCTGTAGCACGTGCAGGTGAAATTATTCCTTGTATACTGCACAAAGTTGATGCATAAATTTTATTAGCCCAGGCAACAAAAATTTTAGCTTGTAACAACTTAGTCAATACTGTATAATAATATCTTAAGTTAAAAAATGAATATGAAGATTGAAATACCCACACATTGTCCATGTTGTAACTACAAACTTGAATTGGTCAACGATCAATTGTTTTGTCGCAACCAAGCATGTGATGCTCAACTTAGCAAGCGTGTAGAACACTTTTGCAAAAGTATGGGTATCAAGGGTATGGGTGCAAAAACTATTGAAAAGTTAGGTTTAGCTGATATTACTGAACTCTATTATCTAGAGCTTGATGAAGTTGCTAGTCAACTAGGCAGTATTAAAACTGCTGAAAAACTTATCAGTGAAATTGACAAGAGTCGCAGTGCCCCACTAAATCAAGTACTTGCCAGTTTTAGTATTCCACTAGTTGGTTCAACAGCTAGTGGTAAGATCGCTAGCATAGTAAATCATATTGATGAAATTAGCTTAGAAACCTGCAAACAAGCCGGACTAGGTGACAAAGTAACAGAAAACCTACTTAACTGGCTTGAACTAGATTTCCAAGAAATGCGAGAGTTTTTACCTTTTTCATTTCGCAGTGAAACGCCTGTTGTAAATACTAGTGGTAAAACAGTATGTATTACAGGCAAACTATCTTCTTATAAAACTAAAGCCGAAGCCTACAAGCAACTAACAGATCACGGATTTCGTATCAGCGAAACTGTAACTAAAACTACGGATTATTTGGTTGACGAAGAAGATAAAAGTAGTACAAAACGTAAAAAAGCCGAACAACTCGGCATAAAAATCATCACAAACTTAAATACTTTTTTAAGAGAACATATAAATGACTGAAAAAGCCAAAAAATGGTCTGACGCTACTGTTGACCAACTTATGAAACTTGTTGGTAGCCAGCGTCCTGTTAGTGCCGCTACTGTTGAACATGCTGCTGAATCACTTGGCGCAGATTTTACTGCTCGTAGCGTTGCTAGCAAACTACGTCAACTTGAGGTAGAAGTTGCTAGTATGGCCAAAGAAAAAACTAGTGCCTTTACTGAAGATGAGGGAGCTGAGCTTGCTGAGTTTGTTATTAGCAACACTGGCGAACTTACCTACAAACAAATCGCCGAAGAATTCATGGATGGCAAGTTTACTGCCAAGCAGATTCAAGGTAAGCTTTTAGCACTTGAGCTTACTGGTAGTGTAAAGCCTGCTGAAAAAGTTGAGGTTGCCCGTACATATACTGATGCCGAAGAAGCCAAGTTTATTGCAATGGCTGAAAAAGGTGCCTTTATTGAGGATATTGCCGCAGCACTTAATAAGACTGTAGCAAGTGTTCGTGGTAAAGCTCTTAGCCTTACTCGCAAGGGTCAAATTGCTAAGATTCCTGCACAAAAGAACAGCTATGCAAAAGAGAATGTTGATCCAGTTACCCAACTAGGTAGCAAGATTCATCAAATGACTGTTGCAGAAATTGCAGCTGCTGTTGATAAAACAGAGCGTGGTCTTAAGACACTTTTAACCCGTCGTGGTATTAAAGTTGCAGACTATGATGGTGCTGCTAAGCGTGCTAAGGCAGAAGCCAAAGCTGCTTAAACAAGCAACAAAACCCAGGCTGGGAGACGTAAAAAGCTCCCAGCCTTTTTACTTTTAGGCTCAGTATGAAAGTTACAATTACCTATCATGACAATCAAAGTTTTACAGTAGAAGAAGTAGTAAAATTAGCTACTGATAACTATGGACGTACAGCACAAGTTGAGGTAATGCCTGAGTCAACAATGGCCTATGACCATATTTACTTTGGCCTACAGCAACTAGTAACACATGAACAGCTTAGTCTCTTATTTGAACGAGATGCAAGCTATCAACAAGATATTAAACGACTACGAGAAGAAGTACTATATAAAGTAACGGAAATTATAGATCAAGTAATTATAGACAATGAATCGAAAGTAGGTTAAACTTGGATACAAGTGCAGTAGTCTTAAATAAACTACTAGCAGAGCAAAACCTAGAATTATGGGCACGGCTCAAACTAGTATTTTTAGACCCTGCGTATTCCTCTCTTTACAGTGCAATCAATAAACATTACGAAAAGTACCATCAGGTACCTAGTTTTGATGATCTAGCATTAACACTAAGGGAGGGGCCAGCGTCTAAGACGTTAGCGACTCTCCGCTTAACTGAGGTTCCTGACGTTTCAGCAGAAATAGCATTAGATGCCTTAATAGATCAATACACACAAAACGAAACTGTAAAATTATTAGATAAATTTGTAGATAAACTGCCACTATACGACACTAATGAAATAAAAGAAAACTTGTCAACTATAGCTATGACTATAGAAGAAAAGACACATACCAGTGAAAAAGTATTTACTATGGCTGATATGATGTTATTTAGGCATCCCGATGATTTGGAGAAAGAGCGTGTTTACTTGGGACTTAATAATACTTTTGATGCTGTACTTGGCGGTGTGGCTAGACAAGAACTCATACTCATCGGCGGTAAACGAGGCAGCGGCAAAAGTATTACTAGTAGTAATATTTTTATTAATCAGTATGAGAATGGGAATAGTTCTATATATTTCTCAATTGAGATGACCGCTTACGAGGTTATGGAACGTAACCTTAGCATATTAGCAAATGTGGACTTACAGCGATTAAAACAAAATAAATTAACTGACGATGAAGTACTAAAAGTGGTAAAAGCTAGAGCAGGCATGTTCCAAGAATCAGATCAAACTGTACTAGACTTTTTACGTCACCGTAACCGATTTAAATTTGAAGAACAACTAGTACGTAATCATCAATTAAAACCAGACAATCAAATGATTATTGTTGACGATAGAGACCTAACTATTAGCAGTATCGACCTACATATTGGTAAAGCTAAAGCTAAATTTGGTGATAAGTTACAGGTTGTAGTAGTAGACTACTTAAATCAAATTGTAATTGAGGGTGCTGACATGTATGACTGGAAACCTCAAATTGAGGTTAGTAAAAAGCTAAAGAACTTAGCCAGAAAGTATGAAGTTGTACTAGTAAGCCCTTATCAGATTGATGCAACTGGTGAAGCACGTTTTGCCAAAGGTATATTAGATGCCGCAGATATTGCACTAGTAATGGAAGCACATGACAAAAGCAGCAACGCTATTAGTTTTGAAACTACTAAAATTCGTGGCGGCAAAGAGATGAAATTTACCAGCCCAATAGACTGGGAAACCCTTAGAATTAGTCCACAAAGTATTGATAAACCTCAAGAAAAAGAAACAATTAAAAAAGCCGGAAAGAAAAACTTAAAACAAGACGACGCAGCCGCAGATCTACCCTGGGACGCATAAATGAGTGATCCAATCCTAGAGCTACTACAAAAGAATGGCCTAGCTTATACTGTAAGCGGGCGAGACTACCTAATTAAATGCTTGAATCCAGAACATGAAGATAATAATCCTAGTTTTAGAATCGATCGTGTTAGTGGCGCTGCCCATTGTTTTAGTTGTGGGTTTAAAACTAACATCTTTAAATATTTTGGGGTCTTTACTAATCCTGTGCCACTTAGGATTGCTAATCTCAAGAAGAAATTACAAGAAATTAGTGCAAGCCAAGAAATAGCAATTCCACTAGGGCATACACCCTGGACAAAACCATTTCGTGGTATTAGTGCTAGTACACTAAAACACTTTAACGCTTTTTATACAAATCAAGTAGAAAAACTACAAGATCGTATTGTATTTCCTATACAAGATGTTACTAATAAGATTAAGGTATTTGTTGGTAGACATACACTTAGTAACGTAAATCCCAGATATATAAATTACCCTAGTGGTGTCCAACTGCCACTATTTCCCAGTTATTTAGAAACACCTAGTCGCAGTATAGTTCTAGTAGAAGGCGTGTTTGATATGCTTAATCTTTATGATAAAGGAATTAAAAATGCGGTCTGCTGTTTTGGTACAAATACACTGCAAAATACTGCAAAACAAAAATTGTTACCATTTAAGGCACAAGGTGTTACAAATATATACATCTTATTTGACGGCGATGAGGCAGGCGAAAAAGCAGCAAAACAGCTTAAGCCAACACTAGAAGAAGATGATTTTATAGTAGAAATTGTAAAGTTGCCAGACGGTGTTGATCCTGGTGAATTAGATCAACTAGACGTAACAAGCATAAAAGAGTATATTCAATGAAAATTGCCGTAATTGATAAAGCCCCTAACAGAACCAGATATAAAGATTATTTCCAGTTTGATTTTGAGCATTTTCACATGAGCTCAAAACCAATTACTAAATTGCTGAAAAAAGACGTTGATCTTGATATAGATACTGATCTCTATGACTTAGTGATCTTGGTAGGCGCAGAAGCGGCCAAAGAATATGCCAAAATTACTAGCGTTACTAACTATGCTGGTCAATTGGTAAACGAAAAGTTTATACCTATTAGCAATCCAGCAATGCTGGCATTTAAGCCAGAAGGAAAACCTGATTTTGAGCGTGCCCTAGACAAAATACATAAACATATTAATGGTGAAGTTAAGGGTGTTAAGCAAGGTGATTTTTGCGGTATTGACCGCGAAGAAGATGCTTATGCCTTTTTTCAAGAAGTCTTAGAAAATGCACAAGGTGTAGTTGCTATAGACACAGAAACTACAGGTTTATATCCACGCGACGGTTATGTGCTAGGAATAAGCATAAGCTACAAGCCAAATCACGGCAGATATATTAGTTGTGATTGTATTGGTGAGAGTACCTTTGAACTTCTAAAAGAAATTTGCAGCCGTTTTACTATAGTCTTTCATAATATGAAATTTGACTATAAAATGCTTAAATATCACCTAGACTTAGATTTTGACCGTACACGGGTACATGACACAATGGTTATGCATTATGTCCTAGACGAAACTGATAGTCATGGCCTAAAAGAACTAGCGCTAAAGTACACAGATTATGGCGACTATGATGCTAAACTGGATGAATTTAAAAAAGAATATTGCCGTCAACACGGTATGCTCAACGAGAACTTTACCTACGATTTAATTCCGTTTGATATTATCAGTGAATATGCTAGTATAGACACAGCCGTTACGCTAGAACTGTTTAACAAGTTTTGGCCTATTGTTCAAAAGAACGACAACTTACGCAAAGTATACACAGAAATACTAATCCCAGGTACATTATTCTTAATGGACATGGAAGAAGTAGGAATACCTATTAGTCGTGAGCGTATGCAACTTGCAGACAAATACCTATCTACTAAAATTGAAGAAGCTAAACAGCATATTTATACTTTTGACGAAGTAAAGAAGTTTGAGATAGCTAACTGCAAGATATTTAACCCAAATAGTGTTATGCAACTGCGTAGTATACTATTTGACTATGTTGGTTTAACACCTACAGGCAAGAAAACCAGTACAGGCGCTATTAGTACAGATGCAGAAGTCCTAGAACAATTGAGTGAAGAACATGAGCTTCCTAAAGCGATCCTACAAGTACGTAAGCTATCCAAAATCCAAAACACATATATACACAAAATACTTCCTGAGCTTGATAGGGATGATAGGATTCGTACTAATTTTAATCTTATCTTTACCACTAGTGGTCGTCTTAGTAGTAGTGGAAAGTTTAACGCGCAACAAATACCGCGTGATGATCCTATTATCAAAGGTTGTATCAAAGCTCCAGAGGGCTATAAAATCGTTTCGCAAGACTTAAGAACTGCTGAAATGTATTATGCTGCTGTATTGTCGGGAGATAAAAACCTGCAGAAAGTGTTTACAGATGGCGGTGATTTTCACAGCAGTATTGCTAAAATGGTGTTTGACTTGCCCTGTGAAGTTGATCAGGTAAAGAAACTTTATCCAGATATGCGTCAAAGTGCTAAAGCTATTAGCTTTGGTATCTTGTATGGTAGTGGGGCAGATAAAGTCAGTGTAACAGTTACTAAAGCAACAGGTCAGCATTATCCAGTAGATCGTGCTCGTGATGATATTAAGCAGTATTTTACAACTTTTAAGAAACTAAAACAGTGGTTAGACACGCGCAAGGACTTTATTCAACAAAATGGATATACTTACTCGTTTTTTGGCCGAAAAAGACGGCTTCCTAATGTATTCAGCAGTGACAAAGGAATCGCAGCCCACGAAGTACGAAGTGGTATTAATTCAGAAATCCAATCGCTGGCAAGTGACGTTAACTTACTCGGAGCTATTGGAACTGCTAGAGAAATTAGAGAGTGTGAGCTTGACGCAAGAATCTTCATGCTTGTCCATGACTCAATCGTGGCAATTGTTAAGACCGAGCACGTAGAGGAATATTGCGAAATATTACGTAAAAACACACAATACAATTGGGGCTGCAATATTGCCGGCTTTCCTATTGGCGTAGATCAAGATATTGGAGATGATTATAGCTTTGGACACTTTGAGGAAACCTATAAAGCTGACGGAGATAGTCTGGCCCGTATTTAGACTAGGCGAACGTGAGCCGCAGCAGCTAGGCGGCTTGACGTTTTATAGTAAACAATATATAGATGCTGATACAGTAACCTTTACACATAGGTATCGCGTAGTAGATGATAAAAATATTGATAAGCCTACACTTGGATTGCGTAGATTACAAATAGGCAAGGAATTATTTCCTATTGGTACAGCAATATACTTTTTACAAGATGTTATAAAATTAGCCAAGTCTACTACTTGGTTTATTGACAGCAGTGGACAGCTATTTCAGCACAAAAAATCTACGCGCGCCAAGCTGGCTACATATAGGATTAAACAAGTTTTACCTGCGCAGGGTATAGGGTGTGTGTTAGAAATTACAGGTCTAGCTGAACGCTTTAAAAGTCTACAAGTACCAAAAGAAACTGAACCTTATGCCGGTATACTAACTTATAGTGGCAGCAATTTATTGTATGGATATTATAGTGAACCAATTAAACCAACCTGGAGACTAGTGTGAAAGCTATTATTAGTAATAGAATCTACATGGATAATCCAGGTAGCGCTGCTAGTAAGTTTATAATGAATTCACTAACTTATAAGATTCAAAAGAATACTGGATCAAAGAAATTTATTAGTGTAGAAACTATTAAAAACTATAAAAGTTTTACTGGTGGTATACTTAGTGTGCCACAAGGTCGCACAGATCTAATACCTGAAGGTTATACTATAGTAGATAAACGAGTAACCAATCCTGTACCATTTCCTACAGCAAAATATAATCTTAGACCGGATCAGTTAGAGATATACGATCAAGTTACAGATACTTGCTTTATTAACGCACTAGTAGGCTGGGGTAAAACATTCACTGCTCTACATATTGCTCGCAAGTGGGGACAAAAAACACTTGTAGTAACCCATACTACAGCACTACGTGATCAATGGCGTGAAGAAATTGAGGCACTGTTTGGCTTAACACCAGGTTTAATAGGCAGCGGAACATTTGACATAGAAGACCATTTTATTGTAGTTGGCAATGTACAAAGTATAGTAAAAAACTTAGATAAAATAAATAAAGAGTTTGGTACTATCATCTTAGATGAAGCACATCACTGTCCTGCCACAACATTTAGTCAAACTATAGATACTTTTCACGCTAGATATAGATTAGCACTAAGTGGTACTATGCAGCGTAAAGATGGTAAACATGTAATTTTTCAGGATTATTTTGGTACAACAGTATTTAAACCAGAACAAGCTAATACTATAAATCCAGTAGTACACTTAGTAAAAAGTAATATTACACTAAAACACAATGTGCCTTGGGTAGAAAAAATCAATGAACTAACCCAAAGCGAATATTACAGAAAATATATTAGTGCACTAGCCAGTTATCATATTGAACGCGGACATAGTGTACTAGTAGTAGCCGATCGTGTAGAATTCTTAGAAAAGGTAAAAGAGTATGTTGGAGAAACGTGTTTGTTGGTTACTGGCGACACCAGCTTTGAGGAACGGCAATATGCAAAAGACCAAATCCTCACCAAGCAAAAAATGTGCATTGCTGGTAGCCGCCAAATCTTCAGTGAAGGAATCTCAATCAACATCCTTAGCTGTGTTATCCTAGCAGTACCAATGAGTAATGATAGCTTACTAGAACAAATTGTGGGTAGAATAATGCGACCACATCCAGGTAAACTAGATCCTATTGTAGTAGATATTCAGTTTAGTGGTTGGGCTGATAAAAAGCAAAATAATGATAGGCTAGGACTATACATGAAGAAGGGCTGGGAAATAGTATCGGTATAGAAATTTTAACTTGCCTGGCCAACCACATTGTGTTATAATATATGATGAATCAAAGAAAAAGTTTCCGCTTCAACCTTAGTAAATTAGAGCATGCCGCTAAAGGCGACGCAATAAAATTAGTTGAATTACTAGAAGATTACTACAAAGGGTTTAAACTTGGATTTGGCGGCGGAAGTAGTTTTCTAACTAGTCCTGGCCAACTTTTCTTTGATCGTAACACAGATATACTATTTAAATCACAGTATATACAGCTAGCGGCACGTAGAAGCTATCAGCAGTACAGAGATTTAGGTTACACCTATTTAGACTTAACTTACTATCCAGACCTAAAAATCGACGCAATAAAATACAATCCGCTATTAACAATTACAAACAACAAATTATATTTCAAATACGAGGAATAAATGGCACTTAGCTTTAAACAAACTAAAGGTAAAGCAGCTACAAATAAAGTAGAAACTTACGAATACAAAGACGGTGAAAACACTGTTAGATTAGTTGGCGGAGTTTTGCCACGTTATATTTACTGGACTAAAGGCACTAACAATAAAGACATTCCTATTGAGTGCTTGGCCTTTAGCCGTGAAAAAGAAAAGTTCGACAATCTAGAAAAGGATCATGTACCTGATTACTATCCTGATCTAAAATGCAGCTGGAGCTACTCTATTAACTGTATCGACCCTAAGGATGGTAAGGTCAAAGCACTTAATCTAAAGAAGAAATTGTTTGAACAAATTCTTACAGCAGCAGAAGATTTAGGTGATCCTACCGACTATGATACAGGCTGGGATGTAGTATTTAAGCGTCAAAAAACTGGCCCACTTGCATTTAATGTCGAATACACACTACAAGTATTACGTTGCAAGCCTCGTGCCCTTACAGAGGCAGAACGAGCAGCTGCGGATAGTGCACAAAACATTGACGACAAGTTTCCAAGACCTACAGCAGATGAAGTTAAAGCTCTCTTAGAAAAAATCACCACAGCTAGTGCTGAAGAAGATGATTTAGACGAAAGTCAAGCTGAAGCCATCAAAGAGTTAGGTTAATAACAGGGCCCAGTAATTTCGGTTACTGGGCCATTCTATTTGGAAAAACAATGCAAGTATTATTTACAGCCGATATTCATATAAAATTAGGGCAAAAGAATGTACCTGTAGATTGGGCTAGAAATAGATATAAATTGTTGTGGCAACAACTGGCTGAGCAACAAACTAAAGCTGACTTATTTGTAATAGGCGGAGATGTGTTTGATAAATTACCTAGTATGGATGAGTTAGAGATTTACTTTGATATGATTAGTCACTGTAATATTAACACAATCATATACAGCGGTAATCATGAAGCTGTTAAAAAGTCCACAACGTTTTTAACAAATTTAGCACGAGCTACTAATTTAATGAATCGCAAAGTTATAGTAGTAGATGACTACTATAGCGACTATGGCATAGAGTTTGTTCCATACAACAAGCTCAAGGACTTTGAACAGAACAATCCTTGGCCTGAAGGTGGTCAAATATTATGCACACACGTTCGTGGTGCAATACCTCCACATGTAACGCCTGAAGTAGATTTAAAAATTTTTAGTGGCTGGGACGTTGTCTTAGCCGGAGACCTACATAGCTATGAAAATTGTCAGCTCAATATTCTCTATCCCGGCAGCCCTGTTACTACTAGCTTTCATCGTCAACCTGTTGACACAGGTGTAATCTTACTAGATACAGATACACTAAAACATAGTTGGATTAAGCTAGAATTACCACAACTTATACGTAAAACTGTTGGTGCTAGTGACCCTAAACCGCCAACCGACTATCATCACACAATTTATCAAGTTGAGGGCGACCTGCAAGAGTTAGGTGAGTTGGAGGACAGTGAGTTAATTGACCGCAAGGTAATCAAGCGCACAAGCGATGTACAGCTTATGCTAGATAGTGAGATGACACTCCTAGAAGAAGTACGCGAATACTTACGTTATATACTAGCCCTGCCTGAGGAGGTTGTAGAGCGTGCTGCGGTTGAGGTGCAAAATCATCTGGATAAAATAGAAAATGAATGAGTATCACCCAAATATGATCTATGTAGCTAGAATAATGGCTGAACGCGAGTGTGGTGATCAAGAACGTTGGTTTGACTACTATGAACAAGCCAAGAACGCAATCTTGTTAGTAGAGCAATTGGGCTTTTTAAATAAAAAGAAGTTTTGGAAAAATGATAACAATCAAAGAACTACGTTGGAGTAATTGTTTTAGTTATGGGGCTGGTAATGTTATCAACTTTGTAAAAGCCCCACTAACACAACTAGTTGGTAAAAATGGTCACGGAAAAAGTAGCATAGCACTTATCCTAGAAGAAGTACTATTTAATAAAAATAGTAAAGGTATTAAAAAGTCAGATATATTAAACAGATATATCAAAGATAAAAACTATACTATTGAACTAGACTTAGAACGTGATGGCAATGAGTATACTATACGCTGCAATCGTGGCGCACAGCAAACTGTAAAATTGTTAAAAAATGGTAATGATATTAGTGGTCATACAGCTACACAAACCTATAAAATTATTGAAGATATTATAGGCATTGATCACAAAAGCTTTGCACAAATCGTCTACCAAAGTAATGCTAGTAGTCTAGAGTTTTTAACTAGTGCAGATACAGCACGTAAAAAGTTTCTTATAGAAATCTTAAACTTAACAAAGTATACTCGTGCAAGCGAAGTTTTTAAGGAAGTTACCTTAGGGCTAGGCAAAGAAATTGCCGAGTGTCAAGCTAAAATTACTACTATTAATAATTGGCTAGACAAGTACGAAAAAACTGATCTAACTGTAAAAAGTTTTCACATAGTAGAAACCTTGGATAGCGAGCTACCCAAACAAGTAGCCGAACTAGAACTAGAGATTGCTAATCTAGACAAGACTAATCGTAAGATTATACAAAATAATACTTACAAGCAGCAGCTTAATAGTATAGAGCTAAAGATACCAGGTCCCGCTAAAATAGATCAGCAGCATATTAAGCGACTACAACAAGAGCAAGCTGAGCACATGAAAACTGTGCGTGATGGTGAGGCATTTGTTAAAAAACTTAACAGCTTACAAGGCATATGTCCTACTTGTTTTAGTCAAATAGACAGTGTAAAAGTAGCAGAATTAATCAATGATAAAAGTCAGGAAATTGAATCAGCAAGAGCAAGTGCTGCTGCTGTATTAGTTGCCAGTAATGAACTAGAGCAGCAAGATAAACTTTATCAGCAAAATGTTAAGCAGCAAATGGAGTGGGAAAAGCTTCATATATTGGTGGATAATTCACTGCCACAGAAAACACTTGTTAAAGATGACCTACAAACTAAATATGACGATTTAGCTAAAACGCTTAAAGATACTCAGCAGCGTATTAAATTAGCAGAAGAAAATAACTTAAAAGTTCAGCAACATAATAGCCGTGTAGAAACCATTAAACAACAGTTGCAAGAGATGGGTGCAGAGCTAGAAGAACATAGTTTTCAGCTTAATATTATGAATGAACGCATGAGTATACTGCAAGTACTAACAAAAACGTTTTCAACAACTGGACTAGTAGCCTACAAAATAGAGTGCTTAGTAAAAGATTTAGAAGATATTACTAATAAGTATCTTGTAGACTTAAGTGATGGCAGATTTCAGATTGGCTTTAAAGTAAATAGTAGTGATAAACTTAATGTTATCATTACAGATAACGGCCGTGACATTGACATTAACGCACTTAGCGGTGGCGAAAAAGCTCGTGTAAATGTAGCAACATTACTTGCTATTAGAAAATTAATGCAAACACTTAGTGCTAGCAGAATTAATCTACTTATATTAGACGAAACTGTAGAAGCACTAGATGTAGATGGTAAAGAAAAGCTAGTAGAAGTATTACTAGGCGAGGAACATTTAAACACATTCCTAGTCAGCCACGGTTTTAGCCATCCTCTATTGGAAAAAATAAATGTTATCAAGCGTAATAACGTATCTCGTATTGAGGGATAATATGAGTAAAAAACATTATGAAAAAATTATGGGCAAGCGTAGCAGACGCACAGAAAAAGTAGTAGAACTACTAGAAAAGCACGCACTAGAAGATCAGCCTAAGGAGTCACTTTACATGAACACAGACGGTACTATTGACTGGAACAGACTAGCCGAACATGTGCGTGAGGCTACCCGTGGTAGATAGTCGTCAAAAAGGTGCACGTACTGAAACTATTGCGCGTGATATGCTGCGTAAGCATACTGGCTTAAATTGGGAAAGGGTACCTGGGTCAGGTGCTCTTGACCCTAAACATCAGCTCAAGGGCGACCTATACGTACCTGGGCAAACTAATAGGTTTTGTGTGGAAGTAAAAGGTTATGCAGACGATCACATTAATAGCGGATTATTAACACACAAAACTCCACAACTGATCGAGTGGTGGCAACAAACTCAGCGTCAAGCCACACAAGTAGATAAATTACCACTACTTATATTCAAGCATGATCGTAGTAAATTATTTGTGGCTACTGTCGTATTTGACGATGATGCACTCCTTGAAAAACGCTGGCTAATGTATAATGCCGACGATTATGAGTTTTATATTTTCCTGTTAGAAGATTGGCTTAACATAAGCACGATTAAATTTGTATCTTGACACGGCTTATCAACAGTGATATAATAATAGATTACACTCTAAAAAATGATATGAAACCTTTTACAGAATTTGAAACAACCGAAAAGACACTGATGATAGTCGATGCACTTAATCTTGCTTTTCGCTATAAACATAGTGGAGCCAGAGATTTTGCAGAGGACTACTTACGCACTGTTGAAAGCTTAAAAAAGAGTTATAAGGCCAAGTGGGTTATCATAGCAGCAGATCAAGGGTCTAGCAGCTATCGCAAAGCTATTTATCCGCTATACAAACAAAATCGTAAAGATAAGTACGAACAACAAACCGAAGCCGAGCAACTTGAGTTTGAACTATTCTTTGAAGATTTTACTAGTACACTTGAATTGCTTAGTGAGCACTATCCAGTGTTACGATTTCAAGGAGTTGAAGCAGACGATATTGCTGCCTATATTGTTGGCAAAAAACGTAAGCTTCCACTAAATGAAATTTGGTTAATGAGCAGTGATAAAGATTGGGACTTATTAATTAAGCCTGGTGTAGGGAGATTTAGTTATGTTACTAGAAAAGAAGTTACGTGGGATAGCTGGAATGATCACTACGCATTTGAACCAGAACAATATATTTCTGTTAAGTGTCTTATGGGCGATAGTGGCGATAATGTCCCTGGTGTGCCTGGTGTTGGACCTAAGCGTGCTCAGCAGCTTGTTGAAGAGTACGGTACTACCTGGGATATTATTAACAGTATTCCCTTACAAGGTCGCTACAAGTATATTGAAGCGATCAACCAAAACCGAGAACAGCTAGAGCTTAATTATCAACTTATGGATCTTGTTACCTATTGTCGTGATGCAATAGGTGCAGAAAATTGTAAACAAATTGATGAAATTTTAGAGCTAACTATACGATGAAACATAGTACACAATTTTTTAATATTAACAGTAGCTACGATCACAGCCGTGATATAATGATTAAACAAGTTGTAGAGTGTAGAGTAGATAACGCAGCTTACTTACCTAAACGCGCTAATGCTACCGATGCAGGAGCAGACCTACGCAGCACTGAAAAGTGTGAAATCTATCCTGGCGAAACAAAACTTATAGATACTGGTGTAGCCATAAAAATTCCACAGGGTTTCGGCGGGTTTATATTTAACAGATCGGGACAAGGCTCAAAGGGAATTATGTTGCTTAATGGCGTAGGCGTTATTGACAGTGATTATCGTGGAAATATAAAAATCCCACTAAAAAATATTAGTGACAATAGATATACAATAGATGTTGGCGATAGAATTGCACAGCTGGTAATTATGCCAGTTATACTCTGTGATTTTGTCGACAGCTGGAATGATACAGAACGCGGTACTGGAGGATTTGGCAGTACTGGAAAATAGGAGCAATTATGCAAGAAATTGATATAGCATATGCTGCCGGATTTTTTGATGGAGAAGGTTGCATTACTATATCAAAAAATGGAGCAGTAGATGTACGAGTAGTAAATACCTCTAAAAAGGTTTTGCTTAAGCTGCAAAGTATTTTTGGTGGTTCAATTACAAATAGGACCCAAAAGATTAATAAAACGCAATATGCTTACTCTTTCTATGGTGAAAATGCTATTGAGTTTATTAAATTAATAAAGCCATACTTAATCGATAAGTTATCTCAAGCAGAAACTATATTAGAATACTATGAACATAGACAGCAGATAAAATCAATTAGGCTGCCTGGAGTCAAAGGCCAATTTAGTAATCCGGATAGGGAAATTCTAGTTCAAGTATTTAGAGATATTTTATCAGAACAGAAACGAGAAGAGGTAGATTTATGACAATGCCAAGCACACGCGCACAGGTAATTACCCGTAGAACGTATTCAAGACCCACTAGTGATGACGGTAAACAATTTGAAACATGGGCGCAAACAATTAGACGAGTACGTGATCACCAACACTGGTTGTGGGAACGTAGTGTAGGTCGTCAACTATATTTTAATGAAGTAGCAGAATTAGAACAATTAGAACAGTTAATGCTAGCTAGAAAAGTACTAATGAGTGGGCGCACACTGTGGTTAGGCGGTACAAACGTAGCGCAAACCAGAGAGGCCAGCCAATTCAATTGTAGCTTTACACAAGTAGAAACAGTCTACGATGTAGTTGACGTATTGTGGTTACTATTGCAAGGATGTGGAGTAGGATTCAAACCGATTGTAGGTACACTAAATGGATTCTCAAAACCAATCAAAAATATTCAAGTTGTTAAAAGTCAACGAACAGCTAAGGGTGGACTTGAGCACAATGTTGAGACCTGGGATGCGGGTACAAAAACCTGGACAATCCAAGTTGGAGACAGTGCAGAGGCTTGGGCTAAATCTATCGGCAAGCTCCTTGCTGGCAAATGGCCTGCTGATACTCTTGTGCTTGATTTTAGTCAGCTCAGACCTGCTGGGGAAAGGTTAAAAGGATATGGATGGATTAGCAGTGGTGACAGCGCTATCTCAAAAGCTTATGTTGCAATTGCCAACATACTTAATGGTAGGGCTGATAGCCTTCTCACTAGGATGGATATTCTTGACATTGTTAATCATCTCGGAACGATCTTGTCCAGTCGTAGATCGGCTGAAATCGCTCTTTTCGACTATGGTCAACCGGAGTGGGAAGAATTTGCAATAGCTAAAAAGGACTTTTGGTTGTATGGTCGCGAACATCGTCAACAATCAAATAACAGTCTAGTATTTAAAGAAAAACCAACTAGAAGCGAACTAAAGCATATATTTAATCTTATGCAAGAAGCTGGCGGTAGTGAACCAGGATTTATCAATGAACAAGAAGCTCTTAGACGTGCTCCGTGGTTTAAAGGAGCAAATCCATGTGTCGAAATCCTATTGGGCAACAAGTCCTTCTGTAACCTTACAGAAACGGACATCTCCAAGTTTAAAGGTGACACTGCCGGATTACACGATGCGATCAGATTGGCTTCCAGGGCTAATTATCGCCAAACCTGTGTTAATCTTAAAGACGGGATCTTACAAGAAGCATGGCACCTTAACAACTATTTCCTACGTCTCTGCGGGGTTGGTTTAACTGGTATTGCAATGCGTCCTGATATGAATAGTTATGACTATGAGTATCTTAAGCGTACAGCAACCAGTGCTGCTATTAGCATGGCCGATGAATTAGGGCTACCACGTCCTAAAAATGTTACATGCGTTAAGCCATCGGGAACGCTATCAAAGATTATGGATTGTACAGAAGGTGTACACAAGCCACTAGGCAAGTACATTTTCAATAATGTGCAGTTTAGTACCTATGACCCTGTTATTCCACTAATGCGTGAAGCAGGCTACAAGGTAATGAATCATCCTACAGACCCTACTGGTGTACTAGTAACATTTCCTGTAGAGTGGAAAGATGTACCGTTCCATAAAGAAAACGGCAAAGAAGTCAATCTTGAAAGCGCAGTCTATCAGCTAGAACGATATAAATTACTGCAAACTAGCTGGACACAACAAAACACATCGGTAACTATTAGTTATGACCCTGGCGAAATTACAGAAATTATTGACTGGTTACTTAACAATTGGGATTGCTATGTAGGTGTGAGCTTTATCTATAGAACCGATCCTACTAAAACAGCGCAAGATTTAGGCTACTTGTATCTGCCACAAGAAGTTGTAGACGAGCAAACTTATAAAGATTATGTTTATAATCTAAAACCAGTAAATTTAGAAAATGCTAACAGTTTTGATGAAATTGTTGGCGATGATTGTAGTACCGGAGCTTGCCCAATAAAATGAACGAAATTAAAGAATACAGCTGGAAGTTAAATATAGACGAAATCAATTATATTATTAGCGGATTGCAAGAATTACCTGCAAAAGTTGCTAACCCTATAATTCAAAAACTTCACCTTCAAGCCAACGAACACTTTGCTAGGGAAGCTGCTGAAAAAGCTGCTGCTACCGAATCAGAGTCTAGTGAGTAATAAAAAAGCCCAGTAGAGCAATCTACTGGGCTTTTTTGTTTATAGAGTTAGTGGCGTATCTTCACTACTATCTTCATCATCTACGCTATTATCCTCATCATGCATGTCATCTAGCTGGCTAAATACTTCTACTAGTATATCACGATAAGGTTGATCTACTCGGTGTAGGTCTAGGAGGTAAATATCTAAGTGGTCATTACGTAACAATTCTGCATGATACATAAATTGACCAAATGCCTCTAGATCTTCACTGATATTTTGGTTTGCATAGTTTTCAATTACTTGTGCAGCCATCATACGTAGTGGTTTACTAATCATGCCTTTTTGAGCTATACGTACTAGCTGTATGGCTTTATTTTCACGATCTCGCATAATTTGATTGCGCTTAGCACTACTCCAGCTATATCCGCCATCACCACCCCAAAGATCCCAAGCTACGCGACCTTTGCTAGGAAATCCTTCTTGTCCGCTGTAAAATCCTGTTGCTTTTTTGTCTACTTCATGACGGCTAAAAAAGCTGTACATGCGTAGAACTACACTTGCACTCAGTGGGTCACGATCTTTTAACTGATTAGCTCTGGCTAAGCCAACAAGTGTACCACCAGCTTTGCCTTCACTTTTCCACTTTAATGCTCGTCTAGCGGCACTGGCCATGCCACTTGTTGGTTTATATGTCTTAGCCATTACAACTCCTGATTGTATTTGTTAGTTAGTACACCTATAGTGTAGTTAATTTTTTCCATGTGTTTGCTAGTTATACGCTTTAATTGTAGCAGTCTATGTACTTCTTGAATAAAAACTTCTATGTCCAGTGGATAACTAGACTGCTCAAAGCAGTCTAGTATTTGTACAAGTGTTTGTCGATATTCATCTTGTTTTGTAACTTTTGGCTTTGCTGGTGGTCGATCTACGTGATCTAAATAGTATCTAACCCAGTAAATGCCTTGATTACGATTTTTAGGTGGTAAACGCATTCTCATTGCTTATAAGCCATAATAATTTGTTTACACAATTTGCTGCGAACAATGTCATCATCACGAAAACGAACAACTTCTATGTCTTCAATATGTTCTAGTCGCTGCGTAGCGTCTAGGAGTCCGCTATTGTTAATATCACTTTGCTCGTGGTCGCCACTAATTATTATTTTACAGTTTTTACCTATGCGTGACAAGATCATTTTTAATTCATCTCTAGTAGCATTTTGTGCTTCGTCGAGAAGAACTATACAATCATCAAAGGTTAGTCCGCGCATAAACCCCAGCGGTTTAGGTTCTATTTGTTTTTTACTTAGCGCATACTCATAAAAGCCACGACCAAGACTATTGGTAAAGATTTGGTCAAATGGTTCTAAGTATGGCGCATATTTTTCTTCTAGTGTACCTGGTAAAAATCCAAGTCCACGTCCAGTTTCTATGTTAGGTCTTGTTAATATAATCTTTTTAATGCGGCGGTGAAATAACTCACCGGCCGCATATGTTGCTGCAATATAGGTCTTGCCAGTGCCTGCGCTGCCTATACCAAAGATTATACTATTTTCATGAATGGCCCGTAAATATTCGCCTTGAATATAATTAAGTGGTTTTACATTTTCAAAGCCTATTTCCAGGGGAACAACGTTATCACGTTGTACGCTGCGTAATTTTTTAGCACTGCTTTTGGCCATATTAGAGTCCTAGTAGTTAAGGTTACTTTTTATCGGGTACTTTATGTCCATCTAATTTTTCGTGAACCTTAACTTCTTTGCATACCTGCTCTGGCTTACCATCTTTGCCAATAACAGGCTTACCATCCTTTACTTTGTCAATACAAGCACGCTCTTTTTTAGCTGGAGCCTTATCTTCTTTTTTAACTGGCTCGTCCTTCTTAGCTTCTACTTTAGCAGGAGCTTTTTCTTCCTTTTTTACCGGATCTGCGGCTAGTGCTGGTTGTAGTAGAAGTGCTGAAGCTATAAGTGCTAGTAAAGTTTTAGTCATATAAATTTCCTATTATAGTTCTGGAAAGGGTTGCTGTGGTGGTGCGGCTTTACCGCCAAACCCAACAGTTACTTGATTGCCACCAGTTGACGGAGATGCTATGCTTATGCTACCATTATTACCTAGGGTAACGGTTGGCATAGGTGTTGGGCTTGGTGGTTTATCCCAACCTTTATTTGCAGCTTGTAGGGCTGCTTTTTGAGCATCCTTATCGCCGCTAGCTAACATTATACCGCTAAGTGTACCTGTTAGGAATGTAGCAATAGGAATAATCAATTCAAAAAACTTGTTATCTACAGGGCTAATACCATTCATAGGCTGTGTTACAAATATTAGGCTATAGAGTACTACAAATACGATACCAAATAGTGTTAGTGCTAGTACCATACCTATAAAAAATTTAAGCCTGGCCATTAGCTCGTCTTCTGTGTAACGCGGGCCGGACCAAAGGTCTTTAATCATTTACAATCCTTTGCTGCTTGAACTGGGGTTGAAGTTATTGGTTTACCAGGATTATTTGCAAGACCTTTTTCATAAGGTGTTAGATCTTCTGGGCAAGTTCCATTTGCGCTGCAATAAGGTCGTTTACAAACTTTATGATCCCAGTTGTCAGGATTTTGACAAGGATACCTGTACATGTCGCTACAACTAGCTAGTAGTAATGATGATAATAATATTATCCTAACCACGGTAGCCACATCCACAATGCTTGTGTAACTATTAGACTACCTAGCGCACCTACTACGGTACTAACCCAAAACATAGGCATACTAGCCGCTAATATACTAGCAGTTAGTAATACAATGCTAATTTGTAGTATACTGCCACCCCAGGTAAACCATGGACTACGCTTTTTTGCTTCATCACGTTCAGCTTCCAGCGCTTTAGCCTTTTCCATAATGTCTTTTTTATCATCGCTCATGCGTTTAGCTTCTGCTAAAAACTTATCACGATTTTCAGGCTTTTGTGCTTCAGCAGCACTAATTTCATAAAGTACACCGCGTACATTTTTAGCTTGATACCATGCCCACATGTTGTTGGCTTGAATAGTATTATTTTGTATCTTACTACTATTACTACCACCAATCATTGTGTTAATAGCTAGTAGGGCTGCTAAGAATACGATAACAAAACCTGCTTTATCTTTAATTTTAGCTTCTTTTTCGCTGCGAGTTAGTGGCTTTTTTTCTACTTGTTCTGTCATAGTTTCTCCTACTTATTAGCTAGTGGATTATCAAGTGCCTTTTTAAGATCTTCATTGATCTTTTTATCAAGTGCACGCATTTTAGCTTCAACTTCACGATTGTTTGCTGCAATAGCTTTAGCATTATCTGCACTCATTTTATTCATTTCTTTAGTAGCACTATTAAGTGCTTGATCAGCTGCTTTTTGTATTGATCTAACTTCTACCTTGATCTCCTGTACAGTTTTATCTATTTCACGTTGTTGGGTCTTATTACTAGTTTCCACACTTTCAACAACTTTTTCTAGTCTACGTATATCGCCTTTAAGATCATTTTTAATGTCACGAGTATACTCAGCAGTTTTATCCGATCCATCTTGCACAGCCTTAGCTGTTTTTGCAGAATTTTCTTCAATTACTGCTAGTCTTTTATCAAACTCGCTAAAGTCTGGAGCCACATACTCAGCAATCTTTTTCTTCATGCCAATATAGTCTTTGTAAACTTCAAAAGCACCATATAGTGCACCTAACACGCTGCTTAATAGTGTAGCAACAATCATTAGTTTAGCCGGAGTAAAATCATATCCACCAACACTAATAACAGTATCTTTACTAGCATATTTTTTAGCTGCAGCTTCTAATTCTTCAACCTTTTTGTCTAAGTTTACTTTTTCTTCACTCACGGCTACCTCCATATTGTTGATCAACCATTTGTTTGTGTAATCTGTCGCTACTAAGCTGACGTAACGCTCGTGCATTATCTACTGTTCGCTGGTTTCTGTATACCTCTCGTGGAGGATAAAATGCAGTATCACGTAGTACAAGATTTAAATATTGATTATAATTAGCTGGTGCTACAGCCAATTGTGTTAGGCTAACCCCATTAGCTAAATCGTTGTCTGGAGTATTAGCTTTTACTTGCTGTATAGACTGTTCTGTTTTACTATCTTGCTCTAATTGTTTTGCTTCTAATAAAGCATTAATAGGATCGGCCTTGTTAGTTAAAAAACTTTGTGTCTGCTGTGGTATTTCTACTGTTTGCGATGCTAGTTGGTTAACTAATGTTACTTGAGTATTAGTACTATTAGTTGCGCTACTTTGTTGTAGTTGTTGCACTGTAGTTGGTGTATTGGTAGTTTGTTGAACCGTAGCAACTTGTTGAACTAAATTATTTGTCTGTTGATTGTTACTAGGTTTAATTTGTTGCTCGGTATTTTGTTGGCCTACTTGTTGAGTTTCTACTAATGTAGGCGCTTGTAGCAAATTAAGTTGTTGTGAAAAATTAGGTTGAAATAAACTTTGAACATTAATTGTACTAGGTTGAAATAATGCTAAAGATTGTTCCTGTTTATTATCCTTTTGTTTAGTATCTGCGGCTGAGTGCTGCCCAATACTAATATTTTCAATACTTTGTTTAACAGTTTTACTAGCAATTTGTTCGGCTTGACGAACTGTTTGTTGACTAATCTTATCTGTTTCACTAATAGCCGTATTTGCTGCGTCTACGGCAATATTTTGTTCACGCTGTTGATTATCTTCTATTTTAAATAAAGTATCAAGTAGTCTATTGTAGTCATATTCCACATAGCTTTCTTGCCTATCTCTATACTCTTCCTCATCTTGCCAGGTGTCAATAGATTTAACAGGCTTAACATTACTTGTATTGTCACTAGTATATTCAACTGTGGTAGGTTTAACAGTTGCATTGTCTATAGTATAGCTTTCATTATTTTTTGCCAGTGTTTCTTGAAACTTTGGACAGTCGGGACTATAAAGTGGATTATTAACACAGGGATCCGGTTTATAGCGCAACCTAAAATTAACATTTGTTATCTCTGATCCATAAGGTCCCATCCAATAATTATTGTCTTTGCCACTAAAACCAAATAATACATTTGCTAGTTCATCTGGTCTACGCAATTTACTCCAATCCTGTGACCAAGTAAAGTCTGTCCAGTCGTGCTGAAAATTAAGGTTATAACCAAAATTTTCTATCCATTTACCACTTTTAGTATATCCTTGTACATAGGCATTTAATTGGTCCATTCTAGCATCGTCCCAGCTGTTACCATTTTTACTACGCCAACTAAAAGTAAACCCTGTAGTTACCAATCCTGTGCCGCTGTTTGGTAGTGCTTTACTAACATTTACAATCTGATAAAGTTCTGTGTAACTATAACTAAAATTTATACTACCATCAGGACGCACATAAGGCTGACCAGCGCTACAATTAGGATCTCCGACCTGCCAACAAGTAAGCTCATTAACAAACTTAGCATTTTGCCATGTAGAAGTTACAGTTGTAGCAGTTTGAGTATTATTTACTAGGTTACCAGTAATATCAATAGTTTGTGCTGCTGTGCTGGTTGAAAATAATAAAACTATAAAAAACCACCTCATCGTATCCAACCTGGCTGTGGGCTAACAGTAGTTGGTGCTTCAGCTATTGTTTTGTAGTCGTATTGTGGTACTTTATGAGGATTTGCTAACCACAATTCTTTAGCTTGTTCGCCTATTTTACCTTCATAGGGACATGGTGTACCAGCAGCCATCATAGCCTCAAAAACTCTGCGATCTTGACACATAGTAGCTACTGCTGCTACTTTCATGCCCATATCATATAGTGTTTTACTTAATTTCAATCTCTCACAGTTTAGATCTCGCTGTGTACCGCCCAGTGCCATGCCTAAGAATTGTGTTTGAACTGCTCCGCTGCTACCTGTAGTACAAAGATCTGCACCTCCGCCGCTCATCATAGCTGGTGCAATTGCTGTTGGTGGTGGCTGTATAACACGTTGTGTAATATTTGTATCATTAATATTACGATTAGTCATATCACCAGTTTGTACATTTTGATTTATAGCCGTACTAGTACTTTGATTAACGTTTGTATTTGTAGTTGTAGCGTTTGTTTGATTTATATTGCGATTAGTCATGTCACCAGTTTGCACATTATTAACCGTACTGTTACTAGTAGTAGTATTAGTATTGTTATAATTCATTGTACCAGTGTTAACATTTATATTTTCGCTTTTAGTATTATTATTTAGTGTTTGTGTACCAGTATTAACATTATAGTTTACATTTTGATTTTCATTTTTACTAACATTGTTATTGTTGTAGGTCATAGTGCCACTATTAACATTGTTATTGTTATAGGTCATCGTGCCAGTATTAATATTAGTATTTGTATTGTTGCTAGTAGTAGTATTGTTGTTATTATATGTAACACTACCACTCATGTTGTTATTATTATTGTAGGTAACGCTGCCACTCATATTATTGTTATTATTATAAGTAACAGTACCACTCATACGATTATCGTTAATATTAGTAGCAGTACCGCTTTGTATGTTATTATTTGTATTTACATTAGTACTTGTACTAGTACTGTTATTTGTGTTAGTACTAACGCTATTAACCGTACTTGTGCTGGTTGCTGTACTTGTACTAGTACTAGTGTTATTTGTTGTTACAGTACTAGTGCTAGCACTAGTACTATTGGTGTCTACCAGGCTACGACCGCCGTCATAATTGCCCTGGTCAATTAGTGGAGGAGTTTGAGAAAAACTTGGCGCTACTATGCCAACTAGTGTTATTACAAAGGCTAATACTCTTTTCATATTAGTCTCCTTAGACTATTTTAGTGGCTTAGTACGTGTAAGCAATGTTCGTAATGCTTTTTCCTATCTTCTAAGCCAATTGTTCCGCCATTGATGCGTTTAGTAAGTGTGAGTATATCACGCTTGTCTGCCCATTGATTAAGATTGTTTGATTCCCAAAACCAGCAGGCACTTTGTGCAGCACCTTCAAAGGTTTCCATATATTCCGACGCTTCTTCAGGTGTAATTTGCAGACTAGCCGCAAACCAACTGTAATTTTCACGACCAGTTACCTGTATCAACCCACGTCCACAAAACTTATATCCATCGCCCGACTCTTCAGGACCATTGCCCATGCGGTTAGCGTATACACGATTAGCAATTTTTTCTGGTTGCTTTTCATATTGCTGCGCCAATGCATCCGTGGGAAAATACTTGGGAAATACCTTACGTAGACTTTGCCAGCGATAGTTTAAGTTTTCTTTGATAAAAACAAATCCACCCGACTCATGAGCACACTGTGCTAAAAAAGCAGCTATGCGCTCACTAGTATTTATTTCATACTGTGGTAGTAATTGACGCAGTGCATCATACCAGTAACTAACATATTTATTTTTTGGTATAATTTGCTGTAATTGTTCTTGTGTTAGTTCCATTACTTATCCTTTTTCCAGTGGGTTGTATACCACTTTATCCAACTATCATTATTTAACTTGCACTCATGATAGAGATTATAGTTTTGCTGTACAAGGTCTACAAGTTCTGCCATGCTTACATCCTGCGTATTAGCCAGCTTTAGTGTTTCACAAGGTTTAAGCATACCTTGATCAGCTATTTGTGGCCAAGGTGGGTTAACCTTAAAACTCTGTAAACAACCAGTTAATAGTGCGCCGGCTAGTGCTAATATTACGAATCTCATTGTTTTGCACCCTTAGCAGTATTATTTAATTTTTCTAGGTATAGCTCAGGCACAGTAGGACAGTTTTTAGCATTGGCCAATACCTCTTCCAGTTTTTTATTAGCCAACTGTTTATCCTTTTCACCCAGTGCGGCATATTTATCTTGTTCGGCCTTACTAAGTGTAGCTAACACATTTTGCACTGTAGCATCTTTTGATTTTAAAACTTCAATAAATCGTTTATTTTGCTGACGTTCGCGTTCTGCTGAAAGTTTAAGTTCCTGCAACTTAGACTCGCGCTCTAGCTTAAGCTCTTGGTTTGCTGCTTGTTGCTGTTTAATTGCTAGTTCCGCCTTGGCAGTTTCCTCGACTAGCTTAGCTTGCCAGTGGTTGTTATTCCAGTTTGCACCCATTAAAAATACACTAAGTGCAAATATCGGAATTGTGCTGTAGTGTAAAATCTTTGCCTGAGGTATTAACTGTACAAAAAACTTAGTGGCAAAAAATAATAGTGTAGAAATTACAGCAACTAGCGGAAACAGCCAATCTGGTATAAAGTTTAAGATAAACATATTATGGAAAAGATATTGTTACAGTATCAGTTCTTGTTATTACTGTGTATATGTTATATTTACTAACACTGATATATGTACCAGTGTTAGCAATAAAAAAACTACTATTATCTATTTTTGTAAAAGACATTTATTATAATCCTTATCTAATTACAAGTTAATATAATTATACAAATATATAAATTTGCCCTGAGCCGCCTTTGCTATCGGTTAAAGCCCCACCTACACCTGCTGTAGAAAACTTATTTGGATCCGTAGAATTGGCAGGTATTATAGAACGTCCAGCAGTTTCTAAATATGTTTGATTTATTAGCGTAGTATTTGTGTTTACTCGGCCGCTAGCGCCACCACCGGCTCCGTCTATACCAGCACCAAACGAATTGCCACCGCCACCGCCACCGCCGCCAAAATAACCACCACCTCCACCTCCACCTAAATAAGATCCACCGCCTCCACCTCCAGCTCCTCCGTTCATACCGCTACCAGAACCACCTGGGTATATAGCGGTGGCTGGTGAATTCCCAGTTCCGCCGGCACCTGCCTCAGTTTGTGTGCCACCTCTACCTCCTTCAGAAGCTCCACCAACTCCACTATTAGTACCAAAGCTACCTGTAGTTCCTCCACCGCCTCCGCCTTGAAGTCTAGTGCTTTTACCACCTCCTCCGCCGCCTATTATAATAGCATTTGCCTGACTTATACTATTTGGTTGAAATATACCACTACCAGCCCCGCCGCCACTGCCACCAGCGGCAGCGTAGAAACCCGCTCCACCTGTGCCGCCAGTACCTACTCCTGTACCGCCTGTACCACCTGTACCGCCTGTACCAGCATTACCTCCAGAACCAACTACAAATAAGTAGGGAAGATTATTTTGAAAATAAACGTTACCAAAAGCATAGCCACCACCTCCACCAGTGTCTCCACCACCACCAGCTCCCCATACCTTAGTAAAAGCATAAAAATTTGTGGTAGGAGTTAAAGTCCAAGTACCTGCACTAGTAAAATTTATTGGTCCATCTGTGTTAAAATCCCAAGTAGTTTTGCCATCAACAGCAGGATTAATAGTAGCTGTAGCTGTACCCCTATACACAGTTAAACTAAATGTTCTCAAACTATCTTGTAATTCTGCATCTGTTGCTCTTATAGTAAATGTATACGTACTATTTTGTGTAACTACTGGTAAATTACCGGAAATAAGACCGCTACTACTAAGCGTTAAAGTACCTGGTAAAGCACTGCCTGGTTCAATAGAATATGTTGTTGCATAAGTAGCAGAAAGTTGTTGGCTGTAACTAGTTTGTTGATTTTGAGCCGGTAGAGTTGTAGCAGTAACCCATATTGGCTTAGACCCAAAAGTTATAGCATTCAATTTTGTAGCAATTCCACCTTGAGGATTAACAACACTAATATTATAAATACCTGTAGGTATATTATTAGCTGTAATTAATAATTCATTACTATTAGAAAATGTTATAATACTGCCAGATGGTACAGCAGTAGTTAAATTTTTGCTTAATTGTATTCTTGTGGCACTTAATTTTGCAGTTATAGTAGTTTCAGAAGGTATTCCTGTACCGTTTACTAGCATACCTACTGTTAAATCTGCTGTAGTAGTAAAGTCCAATATACTTGTTAACGACTGTGTACTTACAGTAGTTCTAGTAAAATTTAAAAGACTAGTGCTTGTTGCTACCAAATTATTAAATAGTACTTGACAGCCTTGTTCAAATTGACTGCCCAAAATTCTTATATTTGCTGCAGTAGTATCTGCTTCTAAGTCGTCCAATGGTACCCAACTAGTATCAGTAATTTTTACAGTAGTAATTATAGGTATTTTTTGTCCTATGGCTGCTGAAGTAATTTGGCCTTGCTCATTTACGCTAATAATACTATTACTATAAGTACCGGACACTACTCCAGTATTAGAAATATTATTGAAATTAATTTTTGTTGTCATATACTATACCTGTAATATCAAGCAAAAGTTACATAATTAATTTTGGTGGCTCTGGCACCTGTAGCATTAATTAAAGTTAAATGATAAGTACCACTAGATACATTATTAAATATAGAAGCTAATTTATCAGTATTTCTAAAGGTAATATTTTGCCCGCTGTTAATAGCACTTAATAAATTTTTACTTATAGTTATCTGATTACCATTAATAGAGGTAATAATAGTTTCTGAAGGTATATTTGCATTTCCATATACCTCCATACCAATTGATAAATTAGACGTGTTAGAAAAGATTAAAGTATTTGCGTTTGCTTGAGCCGTCTGAGACAATAATATGGTATATGTTAAAAATGTTGTACTAGCAGCTGTAATAATTGTATTGTCTGTAGTATTTTTACTTATTTGTGCTACTGTACCAGATGATGAAAAATTTGTACCGGTAATAATTAATCTAGCAGTTATAGTATTAGCAGTTGTATCTTCTACAGGATTCCAATTTGCATCCGCTAATATTACTGGATCACTTAAAACAGGAATTAAATATCCTACAGTAGAAGTAGTAATTATACCTGATGAATTTATAGTTAATATAGGATTAATATAGTTTCCACTATTGACTCCGCTATTACTTATATTATTTGAGGTAATTTTTGTTGTCATTATATTACCTTTATTATGGTGTACAAGCCAGTACAAAAGATTCATCTTTGCCTATAATTTTTATAGGTACTGAAACTGTTCCTGCGGTTGTGGTAATTATTTTCTCATTGGTAGCATCATCAAAAGTAACGCTAGTTCCCACTATTTTTAATTTAGTAGTTATACTAGTATTATTAGCAATATCTTCTAGCTTATTAGTACATGCTGTTAAAAGCTTACACTGACCTAGAATACTTGCAGTAATATTTGTATTACTTGTTTGTACTTCTGTTAGCGTAGCAGTGGGCAATACAAATTCTCCAGTATATAGTGCTACACCTTTATGTACGCGTATATTGCTTAATCTACCATTAAAATAAATTGTTGAAGCCTGATTATACCCTAACATAACTATAGCTTCTTTATCCCAAATAGTCCCAGTAAATGTGGTAGTACCTGCTGCTATTCCATTTTTATACCAAGATAATGTATTACCTAATCTAACTAATGCCCAGTGATCCCAGCTACCTGTACTTACGTCTAGGGTAGAATAAAAATCATTAGTACCAGCATATCTAAGACACATTTTATTTGCGTTAGTATTATTTCTATAAATCTGCCAACCTAAATTCGCGTCTGTAGATTTGTGGCCTACAATACCGCATAAATTAGTTTGACTTGACCAAGCTATATGACTTAATATAAAAAATTCTATAGTAAAATTATCTGTATAAAAATTAAAATCTTCTGTATTTTTTCCATATACTCTAGCAGTACTGCCATCAAAACTATAGCTAAATCCATTATTTAATCCAAATGGAGTCAAAGTACTATCTATAGTAAATTTACCTATTGAATTCAATGGATTTTTATTATTGGAGTTTACTATTAAATTAGTATTTATAGTTGTTCCAGTATAGTTATAGTTAGATTGTTCTGTTATACCTATTAAGTTATCTGATATATTTGGCTCGTATACATAAAGAGTATTACACCCATCACCAGACCAAGTATCGGCTGTTGTACTATTCCAGGCGGCGACAGCATTAGATCTAGTTATTAAGTATACCCTGCCAGTACTATCTATTCCATAAGATCTAACATCTATATTTTGTGTAAATGATTCTACCCAGCCACTTGTTGCATCAAATGTTAGTTCTGTAGTTTTACCAGTTTGAAAAGCTAATAGTTTATTTCCTGAATTATTAATTGGCACCCAAGCCCTTGGTAAGTCTGACCATAACGTCCAGTTAATAACACTATGAAAAGTTAATTGTGTATCATCAGTTGAGCTTATAGAATAAGTTATCCAAGTTCTCTGTGTTTGATTTGCGTTCCATCTTTCTGTTGGAAAATAAGGTATACTTTTCTCTGTTACTATAAAAGTTATGTAATAGGTACCATTATGTAAAAATACATGTGGTTTTATCCACCATAAATTATTTGCTGTAGCTGCATAATTGCTGTTTGTACAAATAGAACTATAGGTATTATACGTATTTGCTCCTGGGTACGTAATAGTACATTTATTACAACTTATAGTACCACTAATAGAATCCCATGTAAAACACAGCGGTGCTAAAATACTAGAAGCATTATAATGACTGCTATAAAATACTTTAGTTGTAGTTGTCGGATTTTTAAAATTGCTTGGGTATTGATCAATTACACCATTTAATCCATCTGTTATTGGTCCAAAAGTTTGTGATACTACATCATAACCAGTTTTAAAAAATGTATAATTATTTGTAGTTGCAGCTACCTCTAAAAAATGAACAGAGCCTGTTTTATCTGCTCCAAGTACAAAATGTTGTGTGTTAGTTGGTGTTCTTAAAACAGTTGTAGATACTCCTGCAACGCTTAATCTATAGAGTACTATTGAACTACTTGTGTGATTTTGATCTAACCCTATCCAAAATCCATCATCCCGTAAATATATTGGAGTAATTAATTGGGACAATGTAGTAGCACGATAGCTAGGGCCTCGTGACATGTCATAACCTAACCACATATCTGCCCTAATATCTGTTGTACTCAAATCTCTTGGATAAACTAAAGCTAAATATTCAGACTGTTTCGTGTCTATAAAGGATCTATTACTATTAAAAGTATAATCTAGATAGCATAGCCACGGATCTGAAACGCCTAGTTTGCCTTGCCATTGAGTACGAGTATTACCTAAAGTATTTCCGTGCTTACCTTGAGTAATAATTACTGGAAACTCTCTATGATCAGGACTTTCTGTTACTGTAACTGTTTCTACTACTGGTGTAAATGCGAATATTTGTTTAGATTCTGGCGTTAAGTCAGTCAATTTATATGCTTTATTATCTATAAAGATTCTATTTTTAGAAGTGTCTGGATCTTCAATAATATACCCATATAACTGAGCATTTTTTAATGCAATTATTTTTGGCATGTTTAGCTCCAATATGAAACTATATTTAGACCAGTAGTAACACTAACAGCTGGGACTATTTCTTGATCGTCTGAAGTATATGCATTTAATTGCACCAAATTATTAGCTAAATTATAAGCCTCTTGATCTGATTTATACTGAGATATTTCAATTAGACTAGTATTTCTATTTAACAATTGTTCTGATATTTGCTCATTTAAATTACTAGTGTTAATAGTATTTATCACCTTGTATACATTTTTAAAACCAATACAGTAGAATTGAAAATCTGCTATTATTGCATAACTAATTGGCTCCTGGGTATTTATATCAGATGTTGCCTTAGTTAAACTATTAAAGTTTTCAGAAATAGCTGAATAGGTGTTTAAATTTACGTAATTATTTAATTGTGTCATACGTAACTAGCAGCTATAGTCGGGCTGCCTGCTCCTGTAATAATAATAGGTACATTAACTGCTGTAGAGGTAGATGTTTGTACTATTTTACTAATGCTGCCATCATCAAAAACTGCAGTACTACCATTAATAGTTAATCTAATTGATTTAGCTACTTTAGTATTTGTTATAGGATTTTTAACACTTAAAATAATATTAGTATTTAAATTACTTCCTGTATAAATAAAACTATTATTTTCTAACTTGCAATCTATATACAGTGGTGTGCTTGGTATATATTCCCAAATTGTAGCAGAACCTTGGCTTTGTCCATATGTATAGGCCGTGTCAAGTATAGTATTAGAGCTACTAGAGCTTGACAACAATATTCGTCCGGTGCTATCTACTGCAACAGATCTTGCAGCTATATTTTCAACATCATGATCAAACCATCCATTTTCAACATCGAATGTAAGCGTACATACTTTGTCCTGAAGCCCTATTAATAATCTATTACCAACTTGATCTATAGGCATATGAAATATTGGAAATTTACGCATGCCTTGAAATGTAAAAGTACTGTGATAAGTTAATTGATTATCGTTTGTACCACTACCAACAGTAAAAGTTACCCAAGTATTTTGTCTATTTCTGCCGCCAGCCCAACTTCTAAGATTAATATTAGAATGATTAGACCTATCAATAAACATATAAGTTAAATATGTGGTTCCATTAACAGTAAATTGATGTGGCTTATAATACCAAACATTTCTATTAGCACTATGATTAGCTGCAATAAATTGAACACAACGTTGAAAGTCTCTATGGGTTTTTCCTGATGGATATGTAATTGTACACGGTGTTTCTACTATAGTTTTAGTAACCGGATTCCATTCAAATCTAGTAAAGAATGCTTGTTTTAATTCATCAAGTGGATGTCTATCCCAGCCACCTTGATAAAATACTTTTCTAGTAGCTGAAGCATGTCTAATATTGCTAGGCCATTGATAATGATTAATTGGCCAACCTGGATGTAAAAAGGTTTTAAATATATCTACGTTACCTTCTTTATTACAGTTATAAAATACAATATCTTGCGTATTTCCGTTTACACTGCAAAACGTAGCAGTTTTATCGTTATTTATACCAACAAAGAAAAAACTGTTAGTACTGCCAGTCATATTAGTGGTAAATGTTAATGCTGTAGCAACTAACACTTTATTTTTACCTATAAAACTTCCACCTGAAGTACCTTGTGCGTTTAATTGTAAAGCATAAAATTCGCCTGGTAATTCTGGATCTTCCCAGAAATTAACTACGGTAGGGGGTGATTGTACAACATAATAATGACTGCCTTGATTAAAATTAGAAGCTTTCCAAAGAACACCACGCGTACCTGCAGCACCGTAATCTTGGAACACATGAGCACTTGCTACATCGTTTGAGCCTTTAACATTTTGTAAACCAGGATAATTTTCATAATCCAAGGAACAGATAAATGAATCAAAGTGTCCTGGATAGGCAACATTATCTGTAGTAGCAGATGTAGCATACACTGACTGAAATTTGCCATTAGTAGTGATAGGTATTAGAGTATTCCAGTTAGGTGTAATAGTTCTAGCAGTATTAGCACTATCCTGAACTGCCCATTGTTCTAATGGTCTAGCCCTAAGAGTATTAGTATCAAATGCTACGTTATCAATAAATATTCTATTTTTTGATCTATCTGGATCTTCTACTACCCAATTCCATCTAGCATCGTACTTACTATAAGCAATTATTCTAGCTGTCATTATACACCTGCCGTAGCTGTAATAAGTGTTTGTCCAACACTTTTAACTATAATCGGTACACTAGTATCTTGGGAGGCACTACTTGTAATTTTAATAGTAGTAGCTCCACCTGTAAAAGTAACATTATTACTTTTAATGGTTAATATAACTGGTTTACTTACACGATTATTCATATAATCATAAACATTTACAAGTATATTTGTATTTTCGTCTCCACTAGTATAAATATATTTATTAAAAGTATTTGCTGCTGGACTGCTTAATTTTATATCAATAGTGGCCGGAACAGTTTCTCCAATAACATGAGCTTCCATTCTACCGGTGCCAGTTATTCTAGTTCCTATCCACAGTCTACCGGAATTATCTACACCATATCCGCGAGCTCTAAGTGAGGTTTGGAAATTAAGTTGCCAACCTGTTCTAATATTTAGTGTTCCCGTGGCTGTACCGGTAATTACTCCGGTATTATTTGCATCTGCAATAAATACAAATTCATTGGCAGAGATTACTTCGCTAATAATATATTGGCCAATAGGTGAATTAGTTGTTGTATTAGCAGTTCCTGCAGTAGTAATAGTAGTACCTACTGTTAGCCCATGGTTTGTTTTTGTTACTACTACTCTTGATAATGTATTATTAATTGTTGTATATGTCCAACTATCAGCATCAAACGTTGTATCGTTAAATTCCCATATACCTGAACCAATGTTATTAAATATTGCTAATTTTGTGCCCGTACTATTGTAGGGAACCCAGCCCATAGGAAATGTGTTAGTAGTTTCAAACGTTAGCGCGCTATGAAAAGTTAAACTATTATCTGCAGTTCCTCCACCTACAGAAAATGTTAACCAAGTTCTTGCCTTTCTAGTTGGAAATCTTGCGCTATTAGCATAGATATATTTATCTAGCGTACAGAACGTTATATAATTAGTATTATTTTTAGTAAACTGATGTGCTTTAATCCACCAATTATTATAACCAAAACTATTAAAATTATTAGCCGTTGGTAATGCAGAATATGTGCTAAAATTATAGGTGTCTGGGTATGTTATGGTACAGACAGATGAAGTTATAGTACCACTATCTTTGTCCCAAACTAACCTTAGCGGAGCTAATTCAGTAGTATTAAAGTGACTACTATAAAATACTTTTCTACTGCTTGAATCATGGCGCAAATTACTAGGTATATTTGGTATAACATTAGCTAGGGGTGTTGTAACGGTTGTAGCAGCTAGTACAGTAGTTTCTGTACCTGTTCCGGATGTCATATCATATTTTAATACTGAATAATCAAAATTATTTATAGCTTCGGTTTTTACAACCCAAAAATATTGACTATCAATTCCTAGAAAAAATTTCCAGCCGCCACCTAGAGTTTTTTGATCAAAATATGGTCTACTACGAGCGGCCGTATTTTTTAATGCTGTGTCAACGGTTGCGTCATTATCATTATAAACGTTGTCGTAGCCTTGAATTATGCTAACGGACATGCCGCTAGTTGCATATGTAGCCCTTTGTCCCTCATGTTCTAATCCCCAACCACGTCTAGTAGTTCCTGTAACAGTTACTGTCCCACCAGCGGTTCCTGTTGGTGTTAATAACGCAGTAAATGTAAAACTGTTATTATTAGGAACTGTAGCTATAAAATAAGTTCCTTGAGGAGCATTTGTAGTTGCTGTCATACCACTAATAGTAACTACATCTCCAAAATATAATCCATGATTTGTTTTGGTTACTGTAATAGTAGTGCCACTATAACTCCAAGATTCTGCTGTAAAACTGATATTTTCTGTTTGTTCGTATATGTGAACGTAATAGGCCGAGTCTTCTGTGCGATATGCTTGCGCTCTATCAACCATATCTTCACCAATCCACCAATCACCATATTGCTGCGTAGCATTACTAGTTCTGGGGTATGTAAGTATGGTTAAACCGCCGGCACTACGCCAGTTTCTAGTTGGTTTATAATTTTGATAATCTAAACTAAGTATCCAATTATCGAATAAACCCGGGCAAGCATAGGCAACATTATTACTGCTTGTCCACGTATTACCATCTAAATTTCCTGTTTGAACGGGAACGTAGTCATCAAAATCTATAGTACTACTAGTATTTCTAACATTGTTTCTAGTTTGCCAGTAAAATCTATCTAATGCGTTTGGCGCTAGTGCGGTATAGTTGTAGGCGAATCCGTCTATCCAAACCCTATTTTTTGTAGTATCTGGATCAACCCATACTAATGGGAAGTTATATTGTGTTTTTGAGCGATGTATTAGTGCCATAATTTATCCATTAGTTATTAGGTGTAGATTCTACAGTTTCTGTTGGTAATTCATAGTCATATAAATGTTTGATGCTATTCCACCATTCAATAGCCTCTTGTTCATATGCCCAAGATTGTTGTATACCAGTAGAAGTTGGTTTAAATGGTTGAACTATAATTATATTCGTATCCTTAATTACAGTTAATACACCATTTTCAAAATTTGTAGTAAACATTTATGTCCTTCTGTATAAAAAACTAATAACCAGGTCTGAGCCAGCAATAATACTACCCTTTTGTATTACATCAACAGTAAAGTAATCGTCTTTTGCGGCGAATATATTTACAGCAGATTCTATAGAATTAGTAGTAGCTGCTATACTTAATTGTGCTATTTGACTACCATTCTTATTTACATTTATTATTATGCCTGTACCTGTGGGTGCTATTGTAACCTGAGCTCTTAGTTGAGTAATTAAAATATTGCTTTGAATCCACCATCTACTACTTCCGGTTGAAACAGCCACTATACCAGGCACATTATAATGCCTTTCTAGCTGTGAAGATAGTCCTTGTACCCCTTGAACTCCTTGGACACCTTGCCCAGCAAATTGACCGCTTAAGCCTTGTACACCTTGTGTGCCTACTATACCTTGCAAACCAGTTATACCTTGTAACCCTCTAAGGCCAAGTACTCTTATTTGAATATTATTGCTTAAAGCTGGCGCTGTAGTAAATATTACATTTGTATTTACAACTGTATAATCAATTGTAGGTACTTGTAAGATACCGTTTTCAGTTACTAATATATTATTTGAATCTAACTCTGCTATTTCACTATTAGTAGCATAAGTGGTTGTAGAACCGTCCCCTACATAATTATAAGTTAAGTATCCTACACCGCCGTAATTACTAGTTCCGATACCTCCACCATTACTACCTGCAGGTCCTTGTATACCTTGCGCACCGTCAGAACCTACATAACCACTAATACCTTGTAGGCCTTGCGTGCCCTGTGCACCAAATCCGCCAATACCCTGACTAGCACTAGTAATCTGTCCACTGCTATTAACAGTAATGTCTGCTGCAGTATAGCTACCGGCACTTACGCCGGTAGCTTCTATGTTTGCATCAGTTATTTTTGTTGTCATGGTTATTCCTTATTTTAACCTGTGTGGAGCAGTTGGTGGAGTGAAGTTGGCAGTGTAACGAGCGTGGCCTTGTGTAATGCGTAGGTCGTTGATATATCCTACAAATGGACCACTATTAAATCCACCATTTGAATAAGCTGCACCGACTGATGGTATGGTATTAGTATAGTTTATGGAACTAACTGTACCTCCCCCACCTGCATTAACACCGTTAATATAAAAAGTTACATTTAGATTGACGATTGTAGCTGCAACATGTGCCCATACACCTGTTGGAACAGCAGTTGTAGATGCTACCACTGAACTTGCTGCTGCACTTGCAAATCGTAGTACACTACTAGTGTTAAGTATCTGGAACATCCAACCATATTCACTGCTTCCGTCTTGATACCAGTAATTACTACAAATTGTTTTAGCCGTTGTTCCAGTGTGATATACCCAAGCTTCAATAGTGTGTGTTGTAGTTGAAGTTATATTCCAGTATGGACTTTGAATAAATCTTAAAGCATCCCCAGTACCATCAAATGATATAGATCCACCAGTAAACTTAGTTACCACACCACTGGACTTGGCGTCTGCCACAGTCTCAAATACCTGACGCCCGGTGCTGTCTAGGATGGCTGCGTCGGTGAAGTTGAGTAAGATGCTTGTGTTGGTAGTGGCAGTAAGTGGTGCCGTTGGTGGTGTAAATGCGGTGGTATATAGTGCCGTACCTTTTATAAACCTTACACCAGTTAAGTATCCAGTCATTGGGCTGTTACCATCAGCTGCGGTTGCTGCAATGGCAACTGCTGTAGAATTAGTCATAAGACTGCTTGTACCAATTGCAGTACTAGTGCCTCCGCTGATTCCATTTACCCAAATAGTAAAAGTCGAACCCAATCTAGTATATGCGATATGATTCCAAGAATTAAATCGTCCTGCTATACTACTAACTAAATTCACCCCCCAGGTAGTGCCGTTAGTACTACAGTATATACTAGGTATCATTGATGAATCAAACCCTGCACTAAAGGGAGCATATGTGGCATTGTTTGCTCGCTTAGAAAATAATGATCCACTAGCAGTTGGATAAACCCAACATTCCATAGTAAAATCGCCATTACCAAAGTTAAAGGCTGGATTGTCAGCAACAGTTACGTAATCTCCCGTTCCATCAAAATACGCCGAAGCACCATGTGTTGCAGGATTATAAACTGCGGTGGGGTTGAATGGGCTAAAGGCGACTACAGAAGGTGTTCCGGTTATCGTTAAAGCAAGTCCGTTGACGCCTTGATCCAAAAACCTATTTGTATTCCCAAGTAAAAATACTGTGTTCGCGTCTTGGGTATATGCGCTTGTAGGCGTAGAAGAAATTGTTCTTGCTAGATTTGAAATACGCAAGTTAGATATATAACCATCAGCCCAACTTGTACCAGCCGTTGTATTTCTTCCTGCTATTAATTGAAAAGCAGAATAATTTGTTGAGCTTGCTGTTGTGCTTCCTACCGCAGACCCATTCAAATAAAATGTCAGCGATCCGCCACTTCTTACCAATGCGATATAAAGCCAAGTGTTTTTGCTTATAGTTGTTGTTCTGGTTATTCCTGATGTCCCATCGTAAAAGCCTATGGTCGTAGCGTTTATATACAAATTAAAATTGTTGCTAGATGAACCGGTTATTTGAAATTCCGAAGATGACCCTGACCAATAAATCTGCGCTTCAATAGTGTAGTTGCCTGTACCAAAAGCAAAACCAGATGAACTTGCAGAAGTAATTGCGTCTGTTCCTGTCTTAAAATAATTTCCCCACCCAGTCTGACTAAACGGTGAAAAACTACCTTGCGTGGCATTTCCGTTGCGTGTGATTAAGTGTTGATTACTACTGGCGTCTAATAATGCGTGGTTGTTGTGAGGTTGATCGTATTGTAAAGTAAGTAATTGTGTGTTGGCGACTGCGGTAAGTGGGGCAGTAGGTACGGTGATTGCAGTATTACTTGGATTATATTGAGCCGTCCCTTTTATTAATCTTAGATCGGCTATGTAACCATTAGTTGATTGAGCATCAAGCTCATTGGTGGCTATTCTAATCTCACCTTGTGGGAACGCGGTTGAATACGTAACGGTTCCTCCACTGGCTCGGGACCCATTTAACCAAAGCGACAGAGCAGAGCCACTTCTAGCTACTGCGACGTGAGTCCAAGTATTAATTTGAATATTGTCCACAGATGTCAATAAATCTGCTGTTCCAAAAGTTCTTACTACCACTTTACTACTGACAACATAGATGATCAATGCGGCTGTAGCATTCACTAAATATATAACAGGATTACCTGTTGTAGAAATTAAGTAAATCCAGAATTCTAACGTAAAATCACCGGGTAACGCACTTATTGCATTACTAGGCAGTCTTACGCTATCAGTGGTGCCGTCAAAATACATGGATCCATTGACACCAGTATTGGTGATCCCAAATGGATTAAAACTTATTAATTTAGCTCTAGTAGAAGTATACCCCGAAGAAGTTATTGTTCCAGTATTTGTTCCCGCATTAATTAATCTTGACTGATTAAATAATAATAATGTAGTATTTTCTAGAGCAGTAAGAGGTGTTGTAGCTGGTGTAAAATTTTCTAAATATACTGCTGATTTAGTTAGTCTAAAATTAGATAAGAAATAGGAAGAATTGCCAGAATAAGTACTGTTTTGTATAAATGACCCAGATCCAATAGCCATTGTTGATCCTGCCCCAGAATAAGTAACTTGATTCTGTGCGGCTCCTTGTTGAATACCATTAATATACAGTTTAAAATTTCCAGGGCCAGATCCAGATCTAACAAAAGCAACGTGATACCAAGTATTAAAGTTTAAACTTACAGTAAAACTGTTACTAGTTCCTACACTTAGTGAGGTCATAACGGTATAATTAAGTGTAGTAACAGTAGTACCAGATCCACCAAAATTTACAAACCAACTACTAGCATAATTTGATAGCCCTGGTCCGGCTATATTATTACCTGAAGAAGCCATTGTACTAAAGGCTTCAAAATTAATCCAAAATTCAATAGTAAAATCTGTATTTATTACGTCAAAATCACTGCTAGCAGGTATGGTTAGATAACTTCTGTCATTTGTATATAACGACCACCCAGTTCCATATGGTGTAAAGTTACTAGCACGTGCATCACCATAGGCAGTAAGGTTAAAATTATTTGTACTACTATCGCGTAATACTGTATTGGTAGTTAGTGCACTGCCCGACAATAATAGTGTTGTCCTATTAAAGTAAGGATCACTAACTGTAATAGTAACAGTAAATGTACGCGGACTGTCTTGATTTTGAGCATCTGTTGCACGCACAGTAAATGTATAACTAGTGTCTACCGTAACACCCACCACAGTACCGGTAATAGCACCGGTACTGGCGTTTAAACTAAGTCCTGGTGGTAAACTGCCTGATACAAGTGTATAACTGGTAGCATCACTAGCTATTAAACTTAGTGTGATAGCTACACCGTCATATTGATCACTTAACGTGCTAGCAGTCTGCCAGCCAGGTGTTGCACTAAAGGTAACACCTGGTACACTAATAGCTACACCACCATCAGTATTAATTGCATAAACTACATAAGTACCTGCACTTAGTGCACCTGTAGTTACACGCAACTCAGTGCTTGATATAAAACTAACGCTGCTAGCTGGGGTTTGGTTAAAGTAGACTAGGCAGCCACTACTAAAACCACTACCAGTAATCTTAATATAACCGCCCAGCACATCAACAGCTGTATCGTCTAGGGCAGTCCAAACATTGTCAGTTACCGCCACACCAGTAATTTTAGGCCCACCACCGCCACCACTAACAACCACACTGTTGCTTGCTGCACTAGTAATTTGACCTGCTTCATTAACAGTAATATCTGCGGCAGTATAACTACCGGCCTGAACGCCGGTAGTTGTTATCATTCTGGTTGGAACTCGTGTTACCATAAGATTCTCACTGTTTGTTTAAAGGGTTTGAAAAGCTTGGGTTGGTGGTGTGAAGTTGCTTGTGTAGCGAGCGTAGCCTCGGGTGATGCGAAGGTCTTGGATGTAGCCGTTAAAGAAATAATCAACGCCCGTATAATTATTATCACCAATAAAAACTCTTTGGCCTGTCCAGTCTGCCGTATTTGTCGCAGAAGCTACATTTGTACCGTTAACATATAATTTACAATTATTGCTTGCGGAGCCGGATCTAACTAACGCAATATGTTGCCAAGTAGACGCAACTAATTGAGATGCTGCTGTAATAAGGGCTCCGCTAGTTAAATAAATTTCAATGCCAGTTCCATTTTGATAAAAACTCCAACCACCTGCTGTAGAATTATAATTTTCACTTGCCACTATCGCTCTATAGGCTGCGGTTGTATTACTTGGATAGCACCAAAATTCAATTGTGAAATCACCAGTCCCAATGCTATTTACAATTGATGCAGGTGTAATTAATGAATCCCCCGTCCCATCAAAGGACATACTACTTCCACCAAACTTACTCTGTGTCGTACTTATCTGAGCATTCCCCACCGTCTCCAAGTCATTCTTACTTGTAGCATCGTAGATACCGGCGTTGGTGAAGTTGAGTAGTAGGGATGTGTTGGTGATGGCGGTGAGTGGTGCGGTTGGGACTGTAAGGGTGGTTAGGGTTGGGTCGTAGACTGCTGTGCCTTTGACAACCCTTGCACTTGATACATAACCAGTGGAAGCAAAAGCTCCATCAGCTCCTGCCATAACTCCCAAGTTACTAGTATTTTGAGGAATGCTTGCTGAAACTGATGCGTTGCTATAAACACGATTGCCGTTTGAAAATAAAGCAAAGTTAGTACCAGAACGAACAGCTACAAGATGAAACCATTGATTTGTCCCTAAACCACCTGACCCTTCATATATAACAACACTTGAGCCGTTTGAGTAAACAAATCTGAGATTTGACGCAGAGGTTGTTCCCTGTGTAAATAACCAAGAAGAGTTGGCTGCGCTTCCTGCACTTCCTGCCCACGGCCCAAATAAAGCGTTTCCAGTCGTCTGTGCCGTTAGATAAACCCATAATTCAAGCGTGAAATCTCCAGGAAGTGCCGCAAATGCTGCATTGTTTGGCGCAGTCAAATAGTCCCCACTACCATCAAAATACCCACTCCCACCATAAGTCGCAGCACTCCAGCTTGCAGTGGGGTTGAATGGGGAGAAGGCTTGTACGGAGGTGTTTCCGTTGACTGTGATGGCAAAGTTGTTGCTGCTGTTGTCAATGAATCGGTTGGATTGGCAGGTTAGGAGACTTGTGCCAGAGATGGCGGTAAGAGGGGCGGTTGGTGGTGTGAAGTTGCTGGTGTAGACGGCTGAAGCAACCACCCTAATATTAGACAAACTGCCCAAAAAATATACAGATTGAGTTAGATTTGAACCTATGTAAGAATTTTGATTAGCAATTGTGCCTGTGCCAGACCCTGTAACCTCAGAAACGCCATTAAGATAAAGCGTAAAAGTATTGCTGCTCCTTACAAGAGCGAAATGATGCCAGACATTAGTTGTAATAGTTGTTGTTGTATTTAAAGTTCCAGGCAGATTTGTTCCACCTATAGTTGCATTTAATATACCAGCTGTTGTAATGTTAACAATTATTCTTCCGTCGCTTGAAGCACCGGTTTGGTTTTGAGTAAAAATATTTCTTGTAGCAGAGTAATTTGAAACATTAAACCATCCCTCTAATGTAAAGTCTGAAGTGGATGCTGGAACCGCTGGCGAACTTAACGCAAGATAATCCCCACTCCCATCAAAATAATTCCCCCACCCCGTCTGTGAGAACGGACTAAACGTACCCTGCGTAGTATTTCCACTACGTGTAATGGTGAAGTTATTGATAGAACTATCCAGAAAAGTATTATTTGTAGCAAGATTAGTTCCAGTGCCTGGTAGGTGTAGTGTTACATACTCATAGTAAGGATCACCAATAATAATAGTAATTTGAAATGCCTGTGGAGTGTCTTGGTTTTCTTGATCAGTAGCTACTATGGTAAAGTTATAAGCCGTATCTGCTGTTATTGTAGTTACAGTTCCTGATAGTAATCCACTAGTGCTTAGTGTCAATCCACTAGGTAACGTACTGCCACTAGCTAAACTGTAGGTTATAGCACTGTTACTAGTTGCCGCCAACTGTATGCTTATAGCGGTGTTTTTAACTCCGCCAGGTAGTGGACTGGTAGTTGTCCAGGTAGGTGTTGAGCTGTAGTTAATACCATTTACACGTATAGCAACGCTGCCATTAGGGTTAGTTAAGTAAACTGTATAAGTACCTGCTGTTTGTGCTGGTACTTGACAATGAACTACTGTGCTAGAAACATAGGTTACACTACTTGCTACTGCACTGCCTATGACGACTTGACAACCACTAACAAATCCAGTTCCTGTAATCTTTATGTATCCACCATTAACACTAACCGCTGTATCGTCTAACACACTATAACTGCTATCAGTTACTTCAATACTAGAAATAGTAACACTGCTACCACTACCACCACTAATACCTTGTGGACCTATAAGTCCGCCAAGTACACGTAGCTGTACAACACTACCACTAGGTGGTGCACTTGCCAGGACTATGTTGCTGCCACTAATAGTATAGTTGGTAGTAGGTGTTTGTGTAACACCATCAACTACTACAAGTATTGTGTGTACTGTTAGTCCGCTGGTAGCAGCAAAAGTTGTTGTAGTACCGTCACCTGTGTATACATAGGTAGTATACTCTGCAACTGCTAGGCCTGCTCCCGCACCTTGTATACCTTGTATGCCCTGTATACCATCACTGCCAATATAGCCACTGCTACCTTGTATGCCACCTAAGCCTTGTACACCTTGTGGGCCAATTATACCTTGTAAGCCTTGAATACCTTGAGCAAGCTGACCACTACTAGCATCAGTAACCTGTCCACTACTGTTAATAGTAATGGTAGGATTTGTATATGTACCCGCTGCAACACCGCTTGGGCTAATATTATTAGCATCTATTCTAGTAAACGACATAGCTTGCCCCGTTCAATTAATCGTTTGTTATTTGTTGCCAACTAGTAGTTGGCTCATCCCACCTATAAGGTCCGCCACTAGTAGGTTGTGGTTGTGGTGCTTGCCAAGTACAAGTCTGTGTATCTAAAACCCAGCTAGTATAGGGCTTAGGCGGAATAAATGCGTCTAGTTGACTGTTATAGGTATATCCCACACCAGCATAATTTTTTCTAAATGTGGCATTATAACTAGTTTGTCGCCACACACCGCCTAAGATCTTTTCTAGGTGTGCTTGTCCAATATGCTCACGCTCTGTGCCCGACTTATCACTAGTATCACGATTGTCTACTACAACTACACGCAATACTGTATTATTTTCATCTAATTCTGCAAAGTGTGCCATCTAGTGCTCCACAATTAATTCGGTTAATTCTAAATTTTCACCTATAGTGCCACTAGCAAAGGTGTTAAAACTTAGGCTAATTCTTGTTGTTGTGCCACCGACAGTAGGCACTTGATGTGTTAAGCTGCTAGGAAACAGGATCAGCTTACCGGCCTGGGCCTCATACCACCAGCTTTCACTGTTGTACTCATTCCACTGTTCTGGCGGAAATTTAATTTGTTGATAGCCGCTGCGATAAAAATATATCTTATCATCTGGATTAGTTTGCAGGTAAAACACACCGCTTACTAGGCTGTTGGGGTGCTCATGCTTGTGGTGGTACTGGCCCTGCTTGGTAAAATTTATCCAGCTTTGGGTTGTGTACAACTGAACATCATATTTGGGATTTGCAGTTGCTCTAAAGTACTGGCTAATACAATTGTCGATCCAACTACTTAATTCTTGTAAGTGGTAATCTTTAAGTACATAATTATCAACACTAGTTGTATTGCCTTGATTATTACGCTGCTCTAAATTTGTTACATAGTCTAATTCACTGTCTAAACTACTTGTATACTCAAAAAATCCTATGGGTATAGGAAATAAATTATTTAATTGCATCTGCTATCTCTTGTTCACGCACGCCCATTGCTTCTAGTTGTTCTGGTAAATATATAGTATCAATACTATCTTCGAATTGTTTAATCTTTTCTATTGTAGCATAAACTTCTTCTATAGTTGGGCAAGGTCTAGGATCTTCCCAGCGTGAAAAATAATTGTTGCTAATTTCCCAGCGCGCACCTGGTCTAAGCAGGTGCATTGCTGTGTCTATACCCATTAATCTATAAACCTTGGTTGTCATACTTGCTCTTATTGATTTAATTTAATAATTACTATACCGGAGCCGCCGTTTCCACCGTTTGCACTGCCAGAAGCATGTCCACCGCCTCCGCCACCACCTGTATTACTAGTACCTGGCGATCCTGACGTAGTATCTGAGCCGTTACCCCCACCGCCTAAACCGCCTATACCTTTACTACCGGCACTTCCGCCACCTCCACCGCCTCCAGCATAGTAGACTGCACTTCCAGTAATAGAAGATTGAGAACCTACTCCTCCATTACCAGTAATAGAACCGTTAACTCCAGCTCCACCAGCTCCACCACCACCTCCACCTACATAGTTAGCACCAGTTAATCCAGTACCACCATTGTTACCTTGACTTGGTGATGTAGCAGGTGTGTTACCAGCCCCACCAGCTGAACCCGCACTTGGTCCAGCACCATAAGTACCTCCGCCTCCGCTACCGCCGCTACCACCAATTCCTGGAGTATCTACTGCAGCTCCGCCTCTACCACCGCCATTTGATGTAATAGTAGAAAAAATAGAATCTCCGCCGGCAGTTCTTGCATTATAAGTACCGTTTCCACCTGCTCCAACAGTAACAATATATTCAGTACCTGCTGTTACTAGCAAGGCTGTTCCTGTTCTAAATCCTCCAGCACCGCCACCGCCAGTAGAACCACCACCACCACCACCAGCTACTACTAAGTAATCTACACTAGTTATGCCAGTTGGACACTTCCAAGTAGTAGTACCTTTGAACGTAAATATGGTTTGACTTGGCACTACATATTTAAGTATAACAATTCCAGATCCGCCTGCGGCACCTATACCATAGGTTGCTGGAGAACCACCACCGCCACCTCCTCCGCCACCGGTATTTGCAGTGCCAGCAGTAGCCGTAGTTGGAGCATTTGGTGCACCCGCACCTCCTCCCCCTGTACCGCCTGTGCCTGCTGGACCGGAATTTGAAAAACTTCCTCCTCCACCACCACCAGCGTATGTTATACTGGTACCGGTAATAGAAGATGCAGTACCATTACCGCCGTTACCACCGCCCCCTGTGCCGGCATTTGAGCCAGCAGAACCAGCACCCCCTCCGCCGCCTCCGTTATAGTGAGGATTAACAGAGTATCCGGCTCCACCATTATTACCTTGGCTAGGTATTGTGCCAGGAGTATTTCCGTTACCACCTGGACCTGCAGGATTAGCTGCTCCACCACCTCCACTACCGCCGCTACCACCATTTGGATTTGTAGCATTATTATAACCACCGCCGCTACCACCGCCAGCACTTGTAATAGTAGAAAAAATAGAATTATTACCAGCAATACCAGATTGCGAAGATGGGCCAGCGCTTCCGCCACTTCCAACAGTTATAGTATATTCTGTACCGGCTGTAACTGTCAAGCCTGTGCCAGTACGAAAACCGCCTGCTCCACCACCACCGGCAAAGCCTCCACCACCTCCGCCTCCACCAGCAACTACTAAATATTCAACTTCTGTAACGCCTGCGGGACAAATCCAAGTAGTTGTAGTAGTAAAGGTTTGTACTATAGTAAAAGCACCATATTGTGGCCAATTAGATCCCATTTTAGCTAAAAATACGTCTCTAAGTTTCCATATACCCTTGGCGTTATCAGGACTAGGAAATTGTGCCATTATCCAATCTCCTCATAGCTGCAAATAATATTAATATCATTTGCTGTACCAGCTATAGCTCCTATACTGCGATCTTCTTCTAGGTAAATATAAGCATTTTTTTCAATAACTACTATACTTGCATCTGCTGGTACTGTTATAGTACTACAAATTGGTGTTGCTGTGCCACCTAAACTCGCGGCACTGTATAAATTAATGGTTAATTCTGCATTTGTAACACCATTAACATTTACTGCGTATAATGCATTTATTTTTAATACCTTGTTACTACTAGCACTGTTATTTACAATGCTAGTAGCTGAGGTTGTTGTTAACTTAACCGTAGCGGTTTTACCATATATCGCAGTTGGCGATATTAAATTTGGTGCTGCCATCTATTATCCCCAAATCATTGCTGTTATAATTGAGCTGCCGCCCGTTGCTCCACTGCCTGCTGGGCCTTGAATACCAATACCACTTATACCCTGCACGCCTTGTACACCTTGCGGACCTATTAAACCGCCTAGTACTCTTATTTGAATTAAATCACCACTATCAGGTGCTACCGCAAATACTATGTTGCTGCCACTTATTGTATAGCTTGTAGTTGGAGTTTGCGTTACACCGTTAATAGTTACTAATACGCTGTGAACTGTTAAGCCGCTGATAGCTGCAAAACTAGTGTCAGTACCATTTGCTGTGTAAGTATATGTTGTATACTCTGTTACAGCTAGTCCAGCTCCT